CTTCGTTCGGGACGAAGAGGTCGTGGGTTCAAATCCCGCCACCCCGACCCGCAGGTGAAAGGCCCTTTCCGGGGAGATCCGGGAAGGGCCTTTTTCATGATCGTGCGTCACTGATGCGTCACGAGCGTCAACCAGGGTTCGCGGACGCACGCCGCTTCCACGACTGGACGACCTTGTCGTGGGCGTCCGGAGCCAGATGCGCGTAACGCTGCGTGGTCTCAAACGACTCGTGGCCCAGCAGCGCCTGCACGTCGTACAGCGGCACCCCGTCCTGAACCAGCCACGACGCCGCGGTGTGCCGCATGATCCTCGGCGAGAAGCGGCGGATCCCATGCGTCGGGCTGACGCACACAGCCCCGCACTCCCCCTCGACGAACACCTCGCCGTCGCGGGCCTCCCCCGGCGAGCGGTTGCCGCACAGCCGGGCCGCATCCACCGCCGGGTACCAGATCCGGTTGCGGAAGTCGCCGTCGTCCACCGGCCCGCCCTCCGGCGCGGTGAACACCAACGCGGTCCGCGGCCGGCCCTGCATCAGCCGGCTCATCCCCTCCAACGTCCGCGGCGGCACCGGCGCCGTCCTGTTCGACTTCATGCTCTTGGGGTACTCGCGCAGCCCCTGCCGGGTGGACACGTCCACCACCGACAGCAGTCCGCGGATCCAGTCCACGCGGTGCCCGTGCAGCCCGTAAATCTCTCCTGGCCGCAGCCCGACGTCCATGCCGAGCTCGGCCAGGGTCCGCCACTTCGGGCCGTGCAGGCGCTCCATGGCCGCGTACAGGGCATCGGCCTCGGCGTGCTCGTAGAACTCGACCTGGGTGGCGCCACGCTTCGGCAGCTCCAGGTCGAGGAACGGGTTGGTGAGCACGATCGGCGGGTCCTGCTTGATGGCCGCCTTGTACATGCTGGTCATCAGGTGCACGATGTCGTGGATCGTGGCCGCCGACAGGGTCGGGATTTCGTCGGGGTCGTCGAAGGATGCGGCGGGCCGGCCGCGGTGGCGGGCGCGGCGCGTCTCCTGCAGGTCGCCGACCCACGCCTGGGCGTCGACCCGCTGGACGGCCTGCATGGGCCAGTCGCCCCACCGGTCCTTGCAGTGGGTGCGCCACAGCGAGTCGTTCTTGGCCCGGGTTGGGGCTTCGATGACGCGGGCGGCCGCGTAGCGGGCGTACCAGTCGGCGACCTTGATCTGGCCGGCTTTCGGGTCGCGGATGTCGCCCTGATCGAATTTGGCTTCGGTGGCCTTGGCCCACTTCTCGACCACGGATTTGAGCCTGTTGCTCTTGGTGGTGCGCTGGCCGTTCGGCATGCGGACGGTGGCCTGCCATAGGCCGCTCGGCAGGCGGCGGATGTACGCCATGCGGGTTGCTCCAGGGTGTCGCTATCGGAGGCGGACGCACACGTCCAGCAGCGGGTCCACGCGGGCGTGGATGATGCCGCCGCACCCTGCCGCGGCCACGGTGGGCCCGGGCTGGGGTGCTGGTGCTGTCGTGGCTGGGCGCGCGTCCACTGTAGGCCGCTCGGTGCGGCTGGGCGGGGCGGTCACCGCGATGGCCGTCTCCCGCTCCCGGCGCGGCTGCCGCACGGTGGCCGAAGCCAACGGCTCAGGCCGGTCCCGGGTCGGCCGCGCGCTGGCCGGCGCCGAACGGCGGGGCCGCCGGGTGGGCTCGGCTGCGGCTCTCCGGCTGCGGGCCACGGCGGGCGGCGGTGTGCCCGCCGGGCGCCGCGTCTCGACGACGTCCGGCGGGGGAGCTTGCCGCCGGGTCGGCCGGGGCGTGGCCGGCCGGGCGGTAGAGGACAGCTCGCTGCGGGTGGGATGCACGGTCATGGTGATGATGGTGGGCGGCGGGCCAGCGTACGGGGTTCGTCGTTCGTCGCTGTCGAGAGCTCCGGTGACGGTGAGGGCGGCGGCGCCGACGATGACGGTGGCCGCTGTGCCTGCCGCTGCGGAGGCGACCCGCTCGTGCGCCCGCACCTTGCGGTTCGTCCACTCCCACGCCCCGATCAGCGCAGGGATGGGCCAGACGGCCTTCCAGGTGCGGCGCCGGTGGCGGCGGAGCAGCCCGTCGATGGCGTCTTCGCGGGCGAGCCCTTGCAGGCTGGCAGCGACCGTGATGATCAGTTTGTCGCCTTCCCAGTGGGCGACGATGTCGAATGGGGGGTCGGGAGCCTCGCGGAGCTCCCAGTCGGGTAACCCGCTCACTGGTCCTGTCCTCCGCTGTACTGCTCGCGGAGTCGCTGCCATCGCCGGTCGGCGTCGGCGGGGTCGTCGCGGCCGGTTGGCAGGACCCCGACGGTGACCTCGTGGCCGTTGACGAATTCGGTGACGAAGTGGACGCGCCGTCCGCGCCGGGCCAGGGCGTGCCGCACCTCGGGTGGCGCGTGGTTGGCTTGTGCGGCGTCGAGCGCATCGAACAGCCTGCCGATGAGCTTGTGGGCGGTGTCGAGTTCGGTGGCCATCTTGGTGATGACGCCTCGCATGAACCTCGGGTCGAGGAGTTGCTCGTCGGTCAGGTGCTGTACTGCGTCGCGGCCCTCCCCCGAGGCCGCGGCGTGCTTGCTCGGTCGTTCGCCGACTCCGTTGTTGGCGATTTCTACCACCCCCTGGGGTTGCTGCGGCCCCACGCACGCGGTTTCGGTTATGGCCTCAATAGGGCATTTGACGCTCATGGGGCGCATTCGGCAACGTACGGCGGGGACCGTTATCACAACGTAACATGTCCATTTGTGCAGGTTGGTACGGCTTTTTGGTGGAGTTTCGTGATTGTTAGCGATCACAGGCCCACCACCTGCGGGGACTTACTGTGACGTTCCAAAAGGATGATTCTTACGGTCGGTCAGCGGCAGGCCGAGAGCTCGTGTGTGCGGTCACACGTCACACCGCAGACGCGGCGGCGACACCAGACCCGCAGGAACATCCGCCACCGAAATGATCTGGTCTTGGCCGATGAACCGCCGGGTGACGAGCACCCCCGCCTCATGCACATCACGGCCGGCATGCGACGCCGACGCGTCCTCGATCAGCCACGGCGTCAGGTCCGCCTCGAATGCGCCGAGCGCGGTCGCCAGCACGCACGACTCGGTGGCGATGCCGCACACGTAGATGTCGCACCAGCCCCGCTCGGCCACGAGCGCGGCGCCTGCGGGGTCGGCGAACAGGCCGTACCCCCTCTTGTCGATCACGTGGGCGCGGGCCGTGTACGGCTGGAGCTCATCTACGATGTCAATCTCTGGCGAGGTCATGCACGCCGACCAGCGGACGAGCCGCTCGAACGGGCTGCCCGGGTAGTTGATGTAACGGGTGAACAGCACGTCGCCCTGCCAGCGGTCGACCAGGTCCACGATGACCGGGACGACATGGGCCGACTCGGCCCGGACGAAAGCATTCTGGACGTCCACCACCACGAGCACCGATGTGCCGTCGCTGTATCCGCTCACTGCCTGCCTGCCTCTCGAAGTGCCTCGATTGCCTGATCAAGATGACCCGCGATGCCGCTCGTCTCCACGATCGCGTCACGCATCAACCGGTGCTGCCCCGTCTCGCGCGGCCGAGGGTTGGTCAGCCTCGAGCGGGCCGCGCGCAGGAACCGCCACCCGTACTCCTCGCTGACATGTGGGTCGTGGCCCTGCTCGACCTGGCCGTTGATGTGCTCGCAGTAGGCCCAGATCGCTTGCGCCGTCAGCTCGCAGTCGACGAGCTCGTCCTCGGCGAGGCAGCGCGCGGGGTCGAGCGGATGGTAGGCGACGCCAGACCAGGAGGCGTAGCCGACGGACACGCCGGCCACTCCGAACGAGCGCATCTCCTGCTGGTGGAAGCCTCCGGCGAGTAACTCGCGTTCGGCCTGCTCGGCGGCGGCCAGGCAGGCGTCTCCGCCAGGCTGGTCGCGGTCGATGAGGACGCGCGGCGAGCAGATGATGCGCGCGGCGGTGTCGAGCATCTGCCCGACCCAGGTGGGGCCGTGGACCCAGTAGAGGCTGAGCACGTACGAGGCGGCCGAGGTGTCGTCGCCAGTGAGCCTGCGCAGGTAGGTGGTGGCCCAGTCGAGGTTGTGCTCGTAGGACTGGTAGCGCCACACGGCCAGGTGGGCGATGTTCGGCAGGTCGAGGTCCTCGACGAGGTGAAGGATCGCGACGCCGTAGGGCCACACGTGCAGACGGCAGGTCCCCGCCGGCAGTTCGACGGGGAGAGCGTGGTGGTCCTGTCCGGCCGGTGCAGCCTGCTCTGCGAGACGGGCGGCCATGGCCTCACCGATGTAGGCGGCGATGAACTTGTGAGAGCGCACCCCGAGCCGGTCGCTGGCGGCGGGGGTCACCGTGCTGACGGCGATGAGCACGTCGCCAGGTGGCACCAGGCTGGTCTCCCACGCCTCGACGGCGTCTGGGGAGACGGGCCAGCCGACCATGGGGGTGATCAGGTCGGCGAACTCGCCGTACGACAGGCCCAGCCCCTTGCGGGCGAGGAGGAGCCGGTTGCGCGCGAGGTTGGCGCAGTCCGGCCGGTAGGTGGTTCGCGTGCGTAGATCGACGACCTTGCTGCGTTCGACCATCGGCGGCGCTCTCGTCTCTTAGGGGGTCACGTTCCGGTCTTGCGGTGGCGCGCGGGCTGGCCGGCGTCGTCGTTGGGGTACGGGTGGCCGAGTCGCGTGTAGAGCTGCTCGACGGTGCCGCGGAGTTCCATGACCTGTGTCCGGAGGTCGGCCACCTGCTGGGCGAGGTCTTCGACGCTGACGCGTTCGGCCTCGACGCTTGCGGGGGTGGCTTGGACGTACACGGCTTTGCCGGGCTGGCCGAAGACGAGGCCCTCGTTGCGGAGGACTTCGACGGCTTTGCGGACCACGGTGATGGAGTGGCCGTACTGCTTCTGGAGCGCGGTGGTGGAGGGGATGGGGTCGCCTACCCGTAGTTCTCCGGATGCGATCTGTGACCGGAGGTCGTCGACGATCTGGAGGTAGAGCGTGCGGCCGGTCGGGTCGGTCACCGATGCTCCTACTGCACTTGGCACAACATGGTGCCACCAGTTGAACACACCGTCCTGGTAGCAATCCACTCACCGTCTCCGGTTGGCCTTGACTGACCATATGCACATAGCTCAGCATGGGGTGTATGGAGACAGTCGAGACCGTCCAGTCAACGGAGACCGTGGAGGCCGCGCCGCGCACGCCCCGGAGCCAACTGTTCATGGCCGTTGCAGACGCGGCGGAAGAACTCGGCCTCTCGAAGGAGTACCTGTACTCGGGCCTCCGCAAGGGGGAGCTGCCGGGCGCCAAGTTCGGGCGCAACCGCAAGATCTTGCGCGCGTTCGTCGAGGGATTCAAGGCCCTGGCGGCGCGAGGTGTGTCGCTCGACTTCGAGGAGTACGCCGCGTCCTGGCTTCCCCGCGAGGACGCGGAGGTCGCGGTCTGATGCCGTCCCCCGAAAACGCGAAAGGCGGCCCCCTATCCGCCAAGACCTGGGGCCGCCCCTCGTATCCGCCCGACCGAGCGAAAGGAACTACCGCCATCATGTCACACACGTCGACCCTGGTCCTGGTCCCGCAGCAGCGCCGCCACTGCCCCGCCTCCACCCCCTGGTGCGACCGGCACGACCACAGCGAGAACATCTGCGCCGCCGCCGACACCCCCATCCCCGGCCCCCTCCACTACGGCACCCAGCCCGGCATCGGCCTCATGGCCAACCCCGACTTCGGGACGGTCATCCACATCTACCTCGCCGACGACCCGTACACCCTCGACGACGCCGAGGAGATCGCGCTGGCGATCCTCGCCAAGGTCGCCACCGGACGGGCCGGGACGGTGACCCGATGACCGAGTGGACTGACGACGACGTCCCGCCCGCCTACACCGACGAAGGTCTCCAGCGTGTGGCCGGCGCATGGGTCCGCTCCTTCGCGGCGCTGCTGCGCGGCAACGTAGAGGGATCGCACGCCGAGGCCAACCGGGCCGAGACGCTCTCCCGCAACCCCCGCCTGCGGCGAGACCGCAAGACGTGAACGACCGGCTCACCGAGGCCCTCGCCACGATCAACACCTGGCAGGACGCCATCGCCGCCATGACCCCACCCGACAACGACGACGAGAACCAGGAGTCCGACTGATGAGCCAGAACACCGCCACCAAGTCGCCCACACCGACGACCACCAGCTCCACCCCGACCCGGCGCCTGCTGGTGGTTCTCACCATGCAGAACGGGTCCGGGGACGTGAAGTCCAGCAGCCACGAGATGACCGTCCCCGCTGGCACCCGCCACCTGGACTTCCTCGCGTACATGCTTCAGGCGGTCATCCCCGAGGACATGCGCGACGGCGTGGTGCTGCACTACTCGGTCCACCCGGCGGTGATCGCGTAATGAGCACGCCCACCACCACGGCGGCCGAGCAGGCCAGGGCGCTGTTGGCCTACGCGGCCGACGGGCGCCACTTCTCCGAGCACTACCAGGACAACCACCGGACCCTGGACAAGCAGGACGCCGCGACCGCGATGTACGCGGCCCAGGCCGCCACCGCGCACACGCTGCTGGCAATCACCGACCAGCTGGCCGCGCTGCGCCACGAAGTCCGCCAGGCCGCCGCCTGCCGCGCCGAACTCGCCCAGATCGCCACCGCGGTGCAGTACCTGGCCGGCGCCAACGAGCGGTCCAACGCCCGCATCGAGGCCGCCCTCTCCGGCATGACGACCTCGATCGAGAAGACGGTCAGCGACGGGCTGGACGGGATCGGCGACGCGATCCGCGAGCACGGCGAGACGTTCGACTCCGCCGCGTGCGACGTCATCGACGTGATGGACCGGCCGCGCTGGTGGCAGTGGCGCCGCCGCAGCCAGCGCCAGCAGGCCGCCATCGTGGAGGGCGACGTCCGATGAGCCGCCCCATTCCCGGCCTCGGCTGGACCAGCCGAGCCGCCCAGCCGATCGCCATCACCGCCGACGACGTCAACGACATCAAGACCGTCGCCCAGGCCGCGATGGACGCCACCGCGCTCGCCGGCTACACGCCCCAGGTGACCGTCACCCACGCCCGCGGCGGCGCCATCATCCACGTCAAGGACACCCACCAGGCATACCCGGCCGGGCTCCTCCGGCAGACGCTGCAGCAGATGGGCTACATCGTCTCCCGCGACGACCTCTCCCGCACCGCAGTCACCGTCACCGGCCGGAACCCCCAGCACACCTGGAGCGAGGTGTCGTCGTGATCGCCCCCGACGCGCAGATCAGCCTGATGATGTTCTCCGCGACCTTCGTCGCCCTGTACGTCGGCCACCAGGTCGGCGACCACTGGGCGCAAACCCACCGCCAGGCCATGGCCAAGGGCGCGCCCGGCCGGGCCGGGCGGCTCGCGTGCCTCGACCACGTCATCACGCTGACCCTCACCAAGCTGGTCGCCCTCGCGCTGCTGTGGCTGGCCACCGGCTGGGTCCCCTCCGGCATCGCCGCCGCAGTCGGACTCGCCCTCGCCGCCGTCAGCCACTACTGGGCCGACCGCCGACACACCCTCGCCGCTCTCGCCGAGCGGATCGGCAAGGGCGACTTCTACCGGCTCGGCATGCCCGAGTCCGCCCCGACCGGGACCGGCGCGTACGCCCTCGACCAGTCGTGGCACCTCGCCTGGCTGTTCATCACCGCCCTGATCATCACTGGAGGTTCCTGACCATGGGTGACACGCCTGCCATCGCGTTCGGGCTGCTGTGCCTGGCGCTCGGAATCCTCATCCACAAGAAGCGCGGCAAGCTCAGCCGCATCCCGTCCGCCGTCCTGAACAGGGTCATCTGCGCGCTGATGTTCCTCGGCGGGACCGGACTCGCGGCCACGTTCATCGGCGACTGGCTCAAGGGGCTCGACTTCAGCATCGGCCAGGTCACCTCTGGTCACATCGTGGTCGGCCTGGTCGTCCTGCTCGGCGTCGCGGTTGCGATCGACGTGTTCGACGGCCACGGGCTCCGACCCTCCACCTACGGCATGATCGCGTTCTTCCCGATTCTGTACGCCACCGCCGGCGGGTCGCTGGCGTGGGTCCGCCAGATCAGTGCCGCCGGCTGGTCGACCATCAGCGGGGCGATGTGATGAGCCGCCCCCGCCCGTTGCCTGGCCAGGTCGCTCGCCGCATGTGGCACAACCGGCCCAGCACGATGGACGTCCTGATCAGCCTGATCGTCATCCTGGCGGCCCGGTACCTGTTCGGCCTCCCGGTGCTCGCCCTGCTCGGCGGCGCGCTGATGGTGGCCGTCGGCGTCACCGCCGTCATCTCCCTCCGCGAGCTGCAGGCGCCGCCCGTCCGCGGGGAGGGAGGTGGAGCAGATGGTTGAGCTGTTCATCGCCGCGTCTGTCGTCATCTTCGCCATCGCCGCGATTGCCCGGCACTCCAACCGGACCGAGGCCGACAAGGCGAGGCCGTCGTGGGCGGTGCGCGGCTGGAACGCCTCGGGCGCGCCCAAGGTCGAAGCCATGCGCGTCCTTCCCGGGCTGGGCGAGCTCGCTGGCCGAGCGGCGGGGGCGCTGACCCGGAAGGCGCAGGGCAAGGTCGCTGAGAAGGCGGCGCCGGTGGTGGAGAAGGTGAAGGCCAAGACCGGCGAGGCTGCCGTGCGGGCGGCGCGGTCCGTCACCGATGCGGCGACCCGCCGCTGGGAGGAACGCTCTGAGCGGGCGCCCCGCCTGTGGCAGCGCATCCCGAAGTCTGAGGGCAGCGGTGGCGCCCCGACCGCCGATGACTCTCCGGCGGCCCGCAGAGCCCGAGCGTGGGACTCCATCACGGCGTGGCAGAAGCGCAAGGAAGCCGCTCAGTCCGTCGCCGTTCAGCCGGTCACCGACGAACCTGCCGACGGAGACCCAGACCTCTTGGGGAGCACCGATTGTCCCCGCTGCGGGACCCGGGTGAAGGCCGTCATCCCCAGCGCGCAGTTCGATCGCACCGTCACCTGCGGGTGCGGCTTCCGCATCACGTTCTACCGCGCCCCCAACGACCCGCCCCCCGACGAGGCGGCCCCGGACCAGACCACCACCGACCCTGCGCGTCGCAACGGCGCGCAGCCAACCGAGGAGGACACCGACATGACCGCAACCACCATCGCCCCCGCCGCGCCCAACAGCACGGAGCAGGCCAGCAGCGACGTGTCCGCGTACGCGCCCGCCGACTGGCAGCAGCTGGCGCAGCGGGTCGCGAACTTCCACCCCGAGTCCGACGCCGAGCTCATCAACTTCATGACCGGCGAGGTGGCCGGCATCTGCGGCTACGCCGAGGCGTACGAGCAGCTCCACGAAGACTGCCTCAACAGCCTCGGCCTCGACCCCAACTCCGTGCAGGGCTTGGGCGAGTTCGCCGAGCACGTCATGGAGCTGACCCGGGCCATGACCGCCGCGCACCAGCGGTTCGTCACCACCTACGAGGAGGTCATGAAGGCCGTCGCCAACGGCGTGGTCCTGCCCTACAACGGCCGCTGGATGACCGGCGAGGCCGTCTAACAGCCCCCGGGCCCCGGCCTACCGCCGGCCGGGGCCAGCCGCCCTATGAATCCCATCGTCTGAAAGGGACCTGGCCGTGAGCCGATCGACCGCCGAGCGGTGCCCCGCCCCGCCGCACAGCCACCACGCGGTCGAGGCCCCCCAGAACAGCGACGAGCCGCCGCCCCCCAGCAACCTCAAAGCCGCCGCCCGCGCCACCTACGCGTGGTTCCGGGCAGCCCCAGCCGAGCGGGCACCGTTCCTGGGCGGCGCCGCCCTGTATGGGGCCGGTGCGCTGGCCCACGCCACCCACCTGCCGTGGTGGGGGATCGGCATGGTCACCATCGCCGGGTCGATCGCGACCTACGCCACCGCCATGAACCGGCTGAAGGGCACACGCATCGTCGGCGCGACCGCCGCCACCGCAGCCTCCGGCACCTGGCTAGCCGCCGCCGCCGAAGCCGGCGTCGCTGCGGGCCCGTCCGGGCTGGCCACCTGGATGTACCTGGGAGCGTTCGGCGTCGGCTACGCCCTGCACCGGGTCGGCCTCAAGCCGCGCCCCGTCGAGGTGGTGACGCCCGAGGTGCCGCGCATCGACTGGGAGGCGTACTTCGCCGGCTGGGGCATCGACGGGGCGCGCGTAGTGAGCGCGGAGCCAACCCGGCTCGGCGAGCAGGCGCTGCTGGACACGCGCGGCACCGGCAAGCGCGCCAGCGCATTCGTCACCCGCTCCTTCGCCGAGCGGGTCGCCGAGGACTTCGGCATCTCCACCGGCCGCGTCCAGGTGAAGGAAGGCCGCGTCGCCGGCCAACTGTGGATCTCGCTACGGCTCAAGGACCCGTGGGCCGACGTCATCCCCCACCCGCTCCTCGACCCCAACCCGGAAATCTCGCTCCCGGACGTCGCCGATGTGCGCCAGCCGCCGATCGTCGGCCAGGACCCGGAGACCGGCCGGCCGCTGGAGCTAGTTGTGTGGGACGAGGACGGCGCAGCGCACATCATGGTCGTCGCCATCAAGGGTGGCGGCAAGACGGTGCTGCTCAACAACGTGTTGGAGCGGCTGACCGCGGCCGACAACGCCTTGGTGTTCGGCATCGACGTGTCCAAGGCCAAGGACATGCGCCGCTGGCGCGACTCCGGCGCGCTGGGCGCGGCAGCGTGCGGGCCGCAGGAGCGGGCCAAGGCCGTCAAGATTCTCGAGTTCGCTGCGGCGCTGATCTCGCACCGCGCCGCGCACAACACCGACGCCGTTTTCCAGCCCCACCCAGGCCATCCTGCGGTCATCGTCGTCGTGGACGAGGTCGACGCGCTGGTGACCGGCGGCGACGCTCTGGCCCAGCGGGCGCAGGCCGCCTTGACCACGATCACCAGCAAGGGCCGGTCGGAGTCGGTCGGCGTCATCCTGGTCGGCCAGCGCGGCAGCGCGCAGTGGCTGGGCGGCGGCAACATCCGCGCCAACCTCGACAGGTTCGTGTTCCTCAAGGTGTCCCGGCGCAACGAGATGGCGCTCGCCGCCGGCGAGCTCGGCCTGGAACTGCCTGACATGACGAAGTACGGCGAGGGCAAGCCGGGCGTTGTCTGCATCGCCGACGTCAGCGGCAACAACAGCAAGGGCCGCACCTTCAAGCTGAAGGACCTGGACGACGTCTCGCGGATCGCCGAGGGACGGGAGGCGTCGCCGCTGGAGTGGGATGTCCTGGCAGACCCGAAGCTGGGCAAGCTGTTCGCCGCGCTGCAGGATGACGGGGCGAGCGGCGCGGCGGAGGAGCCGGCCGAGCAGAGTCAGCCTGACCTGCCGTCCACGCCCGATGACCGGGCGGCCGAGCGGGAGGGCATCAGGGCGTCCCTCCGGTTGGTGCCGTCGTTGGAGGCGGCGGAGGCCGCGCAGGTACGCGAGCACTCGCGCGCGCGCTGGGAGATGTTCAACCAGGTCGAGCAGACGGCGGCATCGCCCGTGCCGGCGGAGGTGCGCTCCCGGGTTCTCGCGCTGCTCGGCGATGGGGCTGCGGCCAAGCGGGATGTCGCTGCGGAGATCGGCTACAGCGACGCGCAGACGGTGCGGTTCTTGAACCAGTTGCGCGCCGAGGGCGTCATTGAGCCGCGTGGACAGGGGCCGGCGACCCGCTGGCACCTCCGAGCGGGCGAGCACAGTGCGTGACCGTCTCGGATCGGCTCATCGGCTCATCTGGGATCGGCTCATGCGGCCCTGAGAGCCCCCATATAGGGGCCGGGAGATGAGTCGATGCGTCGATGAGCCGATCGCCTTCAACGCCCCTCTAAAGCTTGATCGAACCTACGGAGAGTTACGGAATCGAGGAGTTATGTCCATCCTGAACGCAGCAGTCGCCCTGGCCGACACCACCGACCACGCCCACACCGCCACAAGCATGGTCGGCAGGTGCGCCGCGACCGGCCTGGCCGCGGCAAGCTACCGCAGCGTCATCGCCGCCGCCGTCACCCTCGGCATGACCGCCTGCACGGCGACCGGGCCGTGGCGCAACGACATCGACTTCATCAACGCGCTCGTCGACCTCGAAGCCGAGCTGTCCGCCCAAGCGTCGCAGATCAGAAGCATGATCGCCGACTGCGAGGAGCGGCTGGCGCTGGTCGACGAGCACACGCCCACCGACTACGTCGTCGCCCTGCAGGCGGCCCTGGAGATCCTGTACGCCGCCCTGCGCCGCGTCGAGTACGCCACGAACCGGCTGATGGCCGCCCCGGACGAGCTCGGCGACACCTACGCCGCCGCCTACAGCCACATCCGTTCCGGCCGAAAGCTCCCCTACCGAGGCCGGTTCATCAGCGGCGACGTCCCCGCGTAACCCCAGCTCAGCCTGCATATCCCATCGAGGAGATACCCGTGAACAGCCTGGACCACAGCGAGACGCCGAAGCTCGACGGCAAGCTCGTCACGATGATCGCCGTGGCGGTGTTTGCGCTGATCGCGGTCGTGGTGGGGGCGTTCGTCCTGTCCTTCGACGCCATCACCGCCGTGTCGGAAGCCGCCCACATCGACCGGGGTCTGTCTTGGCTGATGCCGGTCAGTGTGGATGGCGCGATGACGGTGGGCACGATGGCCGCCCTCGTGTTGAAGATGCTGGAGAAGAAGACGGGCTACGCCTGGTTCGTCGTCTTGACGGGCGTGATCATCTCGATCGCGTGCAACGCCCTGCACGCCACCCAGTCCAAGGGGGCTGCGGTGGACCTGGATGGGTGGCAGCAGGGCGCCGTCTCCGCGATTCCCGCGGTGGCGTTGGCGCTCAGCCTCCACCTGTTGATCATCCTGATTGAGGCGATCAGCGAGGCCCTCGGCCGGCGCAAGACCCGCCGTACGGAGCCCGCGTCCGTCCGTACGCAGAGCGCTCCGGAGACCCGTACGACGGTGGTCGCCGAACCCGTACGGACCCCCGCTCCGGAGCCCGTACGCCCGGCGCTGCCCGAGCCCGTACGGACGCCGGAGACCATCCGTACGCCGCCCCCGTACGGGCCCCGTACGGAGCCTCCTCGTACGGACGACAGCAGCCTCGTACGGGCCCGCCGTACGGGCGCCGAGGAGCCCGCACAGAAGCCCCGTACGGGAGATGAGGACCGGACCGAACCCGCCCGCCCGGTCGCCCCTAAGCCTGCCCGCGCCGCAGCGGCCAAGACCGCGACTACGGCCCCGAAGCCCCCCAAGACGTTGGTCAAGACGCCGCCCGCGACCGTCGACCGTGACGCTCTGGTTGCCGAGCTGGCCAGCGACATCGCGACGACGGGGGATGACTGGAAGCCTGACTACGAGGCGTTGATGGCGCGCACCGGCTACGGCCGCTCCTGGTGCGAGAAGGTCGTTAAGGATGCCCGCGAGGACGCCCGAGGTGCGGCCGAAACGCCCCGCATGCAGGCCGCCTCCGAGACCCGTACGCCAGCCCGTACGGATGCGGCGCAAGACGTCCGTACGGGCTCCCGTACGGACGTCGCGGACGAGCCCCGTACGGAGGCTCCGGACGCCACCCGTACGGGTGCCGAGGAGGCGTCCCGTACGGGCGACGCGCGGCCCGTACTAAGGGCTGTCCGCTGACCTGTACGGCCATGCCCGTACAGGCTCACCCCACTCCGTACGGGCGCGCCGTACGGATGAACATCCACCAACCGGAAGGACGCCGAACATGAGCGACAACAACACCTGGCCGTTCGACAAGACGGACATGCGTGCCGCTGCGGCGATCGCAGCCACATGCGGGAACACCGTGAAGGAAGCACTCGCCCACATCGCTGACGGCTACCGGGCGAACCTCGCCGACGACTGACAACGGAACGGGCGCGCACCACCGCGGTCATCCGCCAAGAAGTCCCGCGGCGGGCGCGCCCGCACACCCCTGCTCATCCATCCAGATCAGAAAGGGCAACCCCATCATGACGCCAACCACCATCAACACCAGCCCCCCATCCGCCGGCCCGCGACTCATCCGGTCCGAGCTGCTCGACCACCTGCGCACCCAGGGAGTCTCCGTCGTGGTGCGGACCGTCGAAGGGGAGGAGCACCAGCGGCTGCTCGTCGAGATCCTCATCTCGGCGGCACGCACCTACCTCGGCTCCCCCTCGATAGATGCGCTCGCCGCGATGCAGGAGATCGTCGACGTGCTCGCCGAGTGCCACGCCATCACCGAGCAGGAGCTGCAGGAACGGATCGGCGAGATCCAGGAGATGTACGGCGACTACGACGCGCCGGCGTTCGCGCTGATCAGTGAGGAGCGTGCGTGATGACGCCCAACTGCCCGCGCTGCGCCAGCCCTCTCGACGAGGGGCCGATCGTCTACCGGTGCGCGCACTGCCGCCGCACCGTCTACGCCGCCGACCTCAACAACGAGTACGTGCCGCGCACGCCCGCCACGGCAGGAGCCAGCCGATGAACGTCACCATCAGCTCGTTCGGGTACGGCCACGCCCCCGCACCGACCGCGCACATCACCCTCGACCTGCGGCACAACCTGCGCAACCCGCACCACGACCCGGCGCTGCGCTACCTGACCGGCCTCAACGAGCAGGTCCGGCAGCACGTCCTCGACACCCCCGGCGCCCGCACGCTGATCGACCACACCGCCGCCCTCACCTGCGGGCTGCTCGTGGCCGGCCTGCCGGTGAGCATCGCCACGGGCTGCGTCGGCGGCCGGCACCGATCCGTCGCGGTCGCCGAAGAGATCGCCGCCGAGCTGCGCGAGGCAGGCGCGCACGTTCACGTTGAGCACCGCGACATCGCCAAGCCCGTCCTTCAGCTCACGACCGCCCGAGGAGAAGCGTGACCAGGTAAGACGCTGCGAGAGCTGCAGAGCTCACACGTACGAGAGCCCCGACCGTCTCCTCGACGGCCGGGGCTCACTCATTCCTGCCCGCTCGGCGACTCCTGCGGCTTCACGAGCGTCCCCTTGGACTTCAACGTCACCACCAGCCCGCGCTCGCGCAGCACATCCAGGCCGCGCCGGATCGTGCCGAGCGCGACCCCGTACTCCTCCGACAAGGCGCGCTCACCCGGCAGCGGATTGCCCGGCTTCCAGTGGCCGGCCTCGATCCGGAGCGCGATGTGGTCGGCGAGCGCCTCGTACACGTAGACGACCCGCGTCGCGTCCGGATCCCACTCCGGGACCTCCACTTCACCAGCCATACGACCACGCTAGAGCGGCCCTGAGCTGCACATATATCCAGGTAGCGGCCTGCCGCTGTACACCGCGTCATACCGCGTCATACGATCAAACGGCCTTGAACGTGAAAGGGCCCGCCTGGCGTGCTACCGCCTGCGGGCCCGAGATCGCACATCGGAGGTGCGATATGGCCGATTCTACGAGCGCAGCCGCTGACGACAAGCCCTCTGCGGCAGTCCCGGAGATCCCGGAATGCGACGTCACCGAGGATGGCGACGGCAGCTACCGGCTGCGTCACAAGGGGAGCGGCGACACCGCCACCGGCAACGATCGGCAGGATGTCGTGGCCAAGGGGGCGATGCTGCGGATTCTGGCCGTCTACGCCAGGGACATGCCGCGCGAGATCCCGTTCACGGCGGGAGACCGGCCGTGAGCCCGAGCTCGGGGTGGTGGGTGCCCAGGACGGGCACATACCGCCTCGTCCAAAATGGGGACGGCTGGTATTGGATCTACGAGGGCGGCGTGCGGCACTCGCGCCGCTCCGTGCAGGTCACCGGCCCGGACGGCATGAAGATCCTCGAAGCCGTGGTCGATCTGCTTAACGGCGAGCTGAAGGACATGCGCCTCATGCTGCCCGCATTCCAGGTGTATCTGCACTACCTCTGGTAGTGCCCAGGCTCCCGGCGTGGACTGCGCGCGCCGGGCCGGCGGCTACGAGCGGCACCCCATCCGCAGCGTGTCCGGTGTGGGATTTTGTGTCCGTTTCGGCGTAGCATTCCGGCGTGAGCAGGTGGTACGGCCCTGACGGCATCGAGGTCGAGCCGATCGTGCTCGACCGCGGCCACGGCCCCCGCCAGGTGCTCCGCATCGTCCGAAAGGGTCGCTACCCGCTCCACGGTCATCTACAGCACGAAACGGCCCGCTGCTCCCTACGGAGTGGCGGGCCCCATCTATCTAATAAACGGTATTGCTTATTGCTTCATGCTCCACTACATTAACGGTATCGGAAATCACCGCTAAGGAGTCGGGCGATGAGCGTCACCGTCACCACCGAGAACGGCAAGACCAGCGTCATCTCCCCCTACGACGCCGATTTCGTCACCAAGGCCAAGACCATCGGCGGCAAGTGGGACGGCTACGCCAAGGCGTGGACGTTCGACGCCCGCGACGAGCAGCGCGTTCGCGACCTGTGCCGCCAGGTGTACGGCACGGACGGCAACCCCGTCGAGAGCGGCGACCTGGTCACCGTCCGGGTCCGCCTCGCCGACCACGAGGGCAGCAAGTACGACAACTTCGCCAAGTTCGCCGGCCAGCGCATCGCCCACCGCCCCGGACGCGATGACGCAGTCCGCCTCGCCGCCAACGTCGTCCTCATCGAAGGCAAGCTGGCCAGCAGCGGCGGCAGCATGCGCTACCCGAACATCGACGCCGGCACCGACGTCATCGTAGAGGTCCGCGACATCCCCCGCGCCACTCTGAGCCTGGAGCGCGAGGACAGCTACGAGATCGTCGGCGAGACCAGCAACGTGGACGTGGACGCGCTCCTGGCCGAGCGCGAGCAGCTCCTCGCCCGCATCGCCGAGATCGACGCCCTGCTCCCCGAGCCCGAGGGGACGGAAGCCACCACCCGCGAGGCCGCCGCCGTTCTCGGCGTCTCCGTCCGCACCGTCCAGCGGTGGGCCGCCCAAGGCAAGGTCCAGGCCACCAAGAACGACCAGGGCCACTGGGTCATCACCATCACCATCTGAGAGGACATCGCTCATGGCACGCACGAACGTCTACCGATTCGATGAGTACGACGGCCGGATCCTGGAGGGCTGGTTCGACCCCGAGAAGGCCGAACGGTTCGAGGAGGCAACCCGCTGGGACGGCAACAACCACGTCAGCCTCGTGGCCGGCGGACAGTTCGAGCACGAGGCCCTCTACCGGACCACGTCGGGGCGATGGGTCCTAAAGCACTGGTCGCAGTGGCAGGGCCGGGAGACCACCCACGAGTTCATCAGCTCCGACCGGGCCCGCCAGTGGCTGCTGACGTGCGAGCACGACGACGTCGTGGAGAAGCACTTCGGCGAGCTGGAAGAGGAGTCCGGTCCGGGCCGGCCGAAGATCGGCGAGCCGATCAACATCCGCCTCGGCGAGGACCTGCAAACCCGGGTGGACGCAGCCGCGCTCCCGGGCGAGAAGCGGGCCGCCACGGTCCGCCGTCTCCTGGAAAAGGCCCTCGCGTAGCAGACAGCACCGCTGAGCACAGAGGAGACGGCAATGCCCAGCCAGACCATGATGACCTGCCCTGGTCCGGCCGTGGAGCACTGCGTGTGCTGCGGTCGCCGGTCCCCCGCGCAGAAGGGCGGCGAGTGGTGGAACGCCTCCGGCCAGCAGGTGTCCGGCGTCACCTGTTATGACCACGTCGAGTCCGGTGATCCGGAGACCCACCGCCACGATGAGGTGTGCGACCTCCTCTGAGGTGGTGCGCTCGAACCCACCCGCGACCGGACAGCGCGAAAACGGCCCCGCACCTCCGTAGAGGTGCGGGGCCGTTCGCCGTGCGGAGCCGAGCTCCTTGTCCGGGACGCGCCCGGAGTCAGGCCAGCACGATGGCCAACCCGCCGCTATGCCGCTCGCGCGGGTGCCACAGCGTAGCCGCACCCGCGAACGGGGTGGCGGGGGCTTTCTCATACCTGGGCCGGTGGGCACGGCCTAGGCAAGCTCAGGCGTGAATGCCCGGCGGATACGACGACGTGGCGGGCGCCGGCGACACGTTCGCCCGCAGCAGCAGACCCAGCACCGCCGAGACGAGCAGCACGAACGCGCCCGACTGCTGCTCCGTCAACGGCAGCCCGAAGCTCGCGAGCCCGGCCAGGACGGTGGACAGCGCGCCAGTCAGCGCGGAGACGACCCACGGCCGGGTCAGGACAGCGACGATGAGGGCGACCACGCCGGACGCGATGGTCATCACCCAGCCGGACGACTCCTCGGTGAGGCCTACCGCGGGGATGGTGACCAGGAACGCGACCGCCGCGTTGATCACGTACAGGATGACGGCGGGCTCGTGCCCGAAAATCTTGACCTGCATGGGCCCCTCCTCAGGGGATGCGCCGCCCCTCGCGCGGGGGCGGAAATCTGGAACCCGGGCGTCATCGCCGCAGGTGGGAGACCCGTGCTGTCGTTGGAGGTACAGCCGGGCCAGGTCGTCGATCACTTCTCAGGTGGCCGCCACGACCACGTCATCTCCCACGTCGCCCTGTCCACCACGCCCGTCGCGGGCAGCCCGGTCGCCTTCTGGAAACCCCGGCACACCGTCCGCGACGCCGGCCCGTACCAGCCGTCCACGTCGATCGCCCAGCCGCGCTTCGCCAGCTTCGCCTGCCACATCTTGACGTCGTCGCCGCGCTGCATCGGCTCTCCCACCTTCAGCGTCCGGCCTGGCCACTGCGGGATCCCGTCCTTGACCACGACCTTCGGCGCCTTCTCCGCCGCGGCGACCGGCATACCCGCGTCGACCCACGCCTGCAGCTTCGGGCCCGGGCACTCGGTCGGGTAGCAGTCGCCGTGGCCCAGCTTGCGCAGCTTTCGGCCAGCTCGCCGGCACGCCTCGTCGTACAGCCAGCGGATGGACCGCCTCGCCGCGTCGGTGGGGTTGTTGTCGCCGATGTACGCGGCCGAGATGCCGGTCCGGTTGTGGTCGGGGCAGTGCGCGCCGACGACGAGCCAGCCGCGGCCCTCGTAGATGGTGCCGTCGTCGCGGACGAGGAAGTTGTAGCCCACGTCGGACCAGCCGCGTTGCGGGCCCATGTGGAAGTCCTGGATGGACTTGATGCTCTGGTCGCGGGGCCCGTCGGTGTGGTGGACGAAGAACTCAGTCCGGACCGACCAGGGCACGGTGAGGACGTTCTCGGGGGTGCGGGCCTTCCAGCCGGCGCGGGTCACGATCTTCATGTCAGCCTCCCGGCTTGCAGGTGTAGGTGGTGGATCCGGGCGAGGCCGGCTCGCACTGGTAGGTGACGCCGAGGTAGGTGAAGCTCCAGCCCGCCGGCGGCGGCCCGGGGTCCCCGCGCGGTCCCGGCTCGCCGGTGTCGCCCTTCGGGCCTTGGGCGCCGTCCCGGCCGTCCTGGCCGTCTTCACCGGGATCGCCCTGCGCGCCTGGAGGGCCCGTCACGGTCTCGCCAGGCTCGCCGCGAGGCCCAGGACTACCCTGCGGACCGGTCGGGCCAGGCGGCCCCGTAGGGCCCGCCGTGCCATCGGTCCCGTCCTTGCCTGGGCGCCCGGACACGCCGGGTGTCCCTGTCGCCCCGGTCTGCCCGCGCTGGCCACGCGGCCCCGGGGACGCGGAAGGGGACACGAGCGGCACCCCGCCGAGACGCTCCACCTGATCGGACAGCACGGCCCGGTCGTCTTCCGCCTGGCGGAGCCGCTCCCCGAACGAGTGGATCTGGAACGACACGACCACAGCCAGCACCGACAGGGTCGCCCCGGCGGCGAACAGCACCCAGTTACGCCCGAGCCGGCGCACATGCTGCCCCATCACGCCCCCCGCAAGGCGATCCAGATCTGCACCACGATGCCCAGTAGGACGAGCACCGCCGGCAGAACGCCCGCGTAGACGGCCTGCCGCATGTTGCTGCCCCGCTTCTCCGCCGCCGCCTCGATGCTGGTTTTCATCGCCCGCATGTCCTCGGCGAGCACCCGCTGCAAGTCGGCGACGTCCTTCTCGACCTCGGCGAACCGGCGTTCGACCAGACGCTGCTCGGCGGTGTACTCGGTTCGGGTGACGAGCTGGGCGTACATGGCGGTCACCCCGTCGATTCGGCGGGAGAGTTCGCCAGGGGATGGCGCATCAGTCACGTCACTCCTCGCCGGGCCAGGGAAGGTGGGTGCCGCCCGCCCCGCACCCTCAGCAGACGGGCGGCACGATCAGGTGTCCGGATCCGGACATGCGGTGCGGGTAAACCCGGGGGATGCTGGAGGCGTCTCACATGCCCGGCCATTGGAGATCAACGTGGGCTATCCGCAGCAGCCGAACGACCCGTACGGCCAGTCAGGGCCTCAGTACGGGGGGCAGCCGTACCAGCCGCAGCCGTACAGCCAGCCGCACCTGCCGGTGCCGGGCCCGCAGTACGGGCCGGTGCAGATGGTGACCGTGCGGGAGCGGGGCTTCAACCCCATCACGGCGATCGTGCACGGCTGCCTGTGGGTGTTCCTGCATTGGTGGCTGGCCATATTGACGATCGGGCTCTGGCTGCTCGTCGCGATCCCGGTCACGTTCATCGGCTGGAAGGTGAAGCGGACGGTCCCTGTCCAGCAGCAGCATCAGCCGCCGTACCCGCCCCGGTACTAGGCGTCGGGCGCGGCGCGCAGCCGTTCCACCTCGGCGCGCGCCTCGTCACGTTCGGCCGTGACGTCCTCCAAGGCGACGCTGACGGCGTCCAGCTCGTACAGCGCGTCGGCGAGACGCTGACGCTGGCGTGCGGCGATGGCGTTGAGATCCACGCTGATGCCCATCTACATGTCCCTCCTGAGCTTGGCGGCAAGATGCCGGCGAGTGCGTTCGATGCGGCGCGGGTCCGGCTTGTAGGTCTGCTTGAGGGCGCGCAGCCGCTCGTGCGGCTCCACCTCGACGGTGTCGGCAGCGAGCGCGTTTCCCGCCGGTGACGTCCGCTTCCGCCCTGGCACTGGGTCAACCACCCTGACGGCGTTCTGTTCCACCCACGCGATCCGCTCCAGGTGCGCCTCACGCGCCTGCGCGGTGGTGGCCGCGTTCCCCAGGGTCACCGGCTTGCCCTGATGCACCAGCCCCTTGGCGGCGGCCGGGTCCTTGGCGGCATTCTCCTTGGGCAGCAGGTGCGGGATGTGGAGCTGCAGCATCGCCACCTTAAGCAAATGGTCGATGTCGTCGGCGTCGAATCCGTACTCGGCGGCGAGGTTCTCGAAAGTGCATGCGGGCAACGCGTAGACGTGGTGGCTGCCGTCAGGATTAGCTGTGGCGATCATCCACCATTCGGTGTCGTCGTCACCAATATGCATGTACGCATCAACAATCTCGCGTGTGATCATTGCTTCCAAACCCAGAACATAACCCGGTACGTAACGCCCGGCGCGCCGCCAGTAGTGGAGAAACCGAACCCGCCATCGCTTCGTGAGCTCACACAGACACCATGCGGGCCGGCCGAGTTGAACATGGTGGTCGTCAGCACAGGCAGTCCGCCAGTGAACGTGAAGCCGTACCCGATGCTGCCCGTCGTGCCCGCAGGGAACTCCGCCTCTCCCCGCATGAACATCTGGTCGCCGAACGACGGGCTACCCATCTTTCCGAAGAAGTCGATCCAGTCGTCGGCCTTCATCCGGATCTCTGCGCCGTCCTGGTATCCGATGTCCATCTCGCCGTAACTGGAGATGAAGCCGCCAGTTCGATCGCCGAGCGAGTTTTGCTTCAAAATGTCGAACCCGGCTTGAGACTCCATGCGGAAACGAATCTTGTTCGCCGACTGGTACGCCGAGCCGATCTCGAAAATGTGTGTGCCGCCAATATTCTGAGTGATGTAGTGGTACTCGCCCAGGTCGTACTCTTCGTAGAAGCGGATTTCGCTCTCCTGCCCGCCGGGGTTGATGACCATCCGCTTCTGAGACGACACGCTGGAGCTGAGCGTGCCGACGAAAAGCGCCGACCCGTCCGCCGAGTTGAGGTCCACGACCTTCTCGCCGCCGGAGTTGTAGAGCTCCAACCCGGTCTGGTCGATCACGATCCGGCTGCCGGTCGTCGATGAGCGTAGAAGGAACGAGCCGGTTGTGGCGTTGAGATCGACAGTCGTCGTGCCGCCGCCGTTGATGATCCGCAAGCCGGACGTGTCCAGCTCGGCCCGCGCACCGCTTGCGGCCGACCGCAGGGTGAACGAGCCGGTCGCCAGCAGCGACACGACCTCGACGGACCCGCTGAACACCTTCAGCCCGGTGGTGTCAAGTTGCACGCGCGATCCAGACGCGGCTGACCGTAGCGTGAACGAGCCCGTGTTGGACAGCGTCACCAGCTCGGCGCCGCCGCTGTTGAAGCCGTGCAGGCCGCTCGCGTTCAGCTCGACGCGCTGCCCGGATGCGGCGGTGCCGATGTTGGCGCCGAGGATCCAGTTCGCGCCGATGGTCCCCGCGGTCACCTTGTCCACGGCCAGCGAGGTGATGTGTGCGTTGTCGATCAGCTGGGCGGTCACGGACGCGGCGGCCGAGGGAGCCGAGCGGTTGCCGGCCTGATCGACGGCGATGACCTTGACCTGCCGCAGCGTCGTGTTCGACTCCGGCACCGTGCCGACGGCGGCGATCTGAGCCTGCATCATGCCCGCGTTCGCGGCGACCTTGCCGCGCAGCGTCGTGCTGTCCGGCGTGAAGCCCGACGTGGCGCCGACGTGCACTTCGAGGTGGTCGACGTCGAGTTCGAGGTTGAAGGTCCCGCCCGAGGCTTTGCCGAGCTGGTGCGTGATCTGGATGGCGATCAGCGACGCCGCCACCGTCGGCGCGGCCGGCGTCGACGGTGGGATGGTGTCCGGGTTCGCGACGGCCGTCTCGATCGCCGACCAGGCGCCCTGATTGCCGGAGGAATCGACCGCGCGGATCCTGAAGTCGTACACGACGCCGGGCGACAGGTCGAGGACCATGGCCTGCAGGTCGCCCCACGCCGCGTACGACGTGTGCCAGTCGCTGGCCGGGGAGACGCCCGACTGGATCTCGTAGTGGTCGCCGTCGAGGACGGTGCTGCCGTCCACGTTGAGCGGCAAATCCCACTTCACCAGCATCTTCGCGCGGGTGTTGCCGAGAGCGTCCAGGTAGACGCCGGACAGGAACGGCAGATCCCACGACACCGCGCCAGGGATCGTCGAGTCGGGGACCGGCCGATCCCCGACCGGCTCCAGCCCACCCGACGACAACGCCCGGAGCAGGTCGCCGACGGTCACCGTCGTCTCCCCGCCCTCCCAATCCACGTACGGGGTCAGATCCAGCCAGCCGCCATTCAAGTCCCGGTACGCGACCGTCATCCCCTCGCGGATCGGCCAGCTCGCACCCACCATCCGCAGTTTGACCGGGTTGATCCGCTCCCCCCTGAACGTGACCTCGTTGGCCGGGTCCACCAGCCCCTCGTCCGGGGCGTACACGTAAGCCCAGTCGCCGACCGCGAATGCACCCTCGACGTCATAGTCGTCCGTCGTCAGCCGCATCGCGCTGCGAGGAGTGAGGAACTGAGACAACTGGTAGCTGGCCCGAGCCGCCGCGTTCCCCGGCGCAGTGGTCGACTCCGAGATCACCCGCACGCGGTTGACCGCCTGGCCGCGCAGGTCCTTGTACGGGTTGGCCGGGTTGTTGGCCGCGGCCGTCGCGATCGCGTCACCTTGGCCCTCGGCCAGGAGCACGAGCCGGGACGTCCAGTCGTCCACGTCGCTGGCGACGCCCATGTCGCCGCGCAGCCCGTGCATGGTCAGGTCGTCGCCGTCCGTGTGGCGATTAGGGCGCCGTCGGACGATCACCGTGTCCGGTGTCGCGCTGTACAGGCTCGTCGCGGGGCCGGCGTCGAGCTTGCCGTCCCCGGTGACCTTCCACTCGGCGCCCATCGTGGTGCAGATGAAGTTGATCGCCTTGCGCCGCGACTGGTAGACGTGCCGGCCGGTGTAGATGCCCGGGACCCCGCTGTACAGGGTGCCTTCGACGACTGCGGTGCCCGTGCCGAGGATCGCCCGGATGGCGTTGGCGAACGTGGCCCCGCTGATCTGGACGGGGGTTTCGAGCAGGTCGCCCTTGTCGTCGTTGTCGCTCAACCACAGGGCCATCCCTTGGCCGTCGATGGTCTTGCGGATGTGGTCGACGTCCTTGCCGGTGAAGACGCCCACATACCGGGCCATGGTGAGGAGCCGGTCGCCGTACTGTGCGGGCTCCACGCGGCCGGCTATGAACGCGACGTGCCCGAAGTAGGCGAGCTGGTCGAGGATCGTCTTGGGGGTTTCCTCGACGAGGGTGAGCTGCCAGGACCCGAGCTCCATGAGCTTCTCGTTGACCGGCACTCGTCACCTCCTTACGGCCGCGACGACTTCGGGGAGCGCGCCGATGTATTGATCTCTGAGGTGGGTGGCCTGGTCTCCGGACACCGCGCTGCTGCCGCCGACCACCGCGCCGAGGAAGAAGTCCATCGCCGTCGAACTGGTCTTCGTCAGCCCCCCGCTCGCGTGCGGGTCGAAGTTGCGAGCGCTGCCGGCGATGACCCGGTTCCCGTTGCCGTCGTCGGTGGAGCGCACCACGTACGAGGTGGCGTCCGTGCAGGTCTCCGCGCTGGCGAGGTAGACCGACATGGTGCCCGAGTCGCCGCGCTGCAGATACCCCTCCACGATCCGGGAGCCGCGCCGCAGGGTGAGGTCGAGGTAGGCGCGGCCGACCGGCGAGCGGCGTACGGCGAGCCGTACGATGCAGCTCTCCAGGTCGTTGCGCAGCACCGATGCCGAGTCCCAGCTCGTGATCTGCGTGCCGCCGATGTCGATCCACCAGCTCTTGGGCCGCCACGCGCCGCCGGTGAAGGAGGCGACCTCCAGGCTCCCGCCGCCAGCCAAGGGCCGGACGCGGACGAGCCCGTTGGCCAGCTCCCAGCCGTCCTCGTCCAGCGGGTGCGCCGTCCCCACCCGCTCCGTCCCCGCGTTGAGAACCCTCACCCGGCCGCGAAGGTAGTCCTCCACCCGGCAGCCCCACCGCGGGCTCACCCCGGCCGGCACGCCGCGATACACGGTGATCAGCCCGTCCGTGCTGGCCCGCGTCATCACCGACGGGGCCGTCGGCCCGGTGTAGTAGGCGTAGTGGCCGACGCTCGGCGCGCTCCACCTTTCGCCGGTCAGCGAGAAGTCGTTCGCCCGCACCGCGCCGCTGAGCCGGCTCTCCAGGTCGACGTCGGTGTCGGGGCCGTGCCGCTGCAGCGAAATCTTCCAGGCGATCTCGGTGATGCCCTGCCGCTTGCGGTCCTTCACCTCGCCCGACGCGCTGGAGATGGTGTAGTAGCCGTTGCGCTCGGACTTCTCCTCCCAGATCGCCTGCACCAGCCCGCCCTGGCCGCCGAGGACACCATCGAAGCGGTCCCACACCTCATCGCGTGTGATCATCGGGCAGACCTCGACGCCGTTGATGTGCAGGCTCCACCCCTGGTAGGCGCTCTCGGTGAGCGTCATCGTCTCCCGCAGCACTAGGCGGCCGAGCTGGAGATCAGCCATTGGCGTACTCCTCCTGCTCCAGCTCACGGATCGCCTCGCGCAGCCGCTCCACCATCCGCCTGTAGCTCACCGGGCTGCTGGGATCAAGCACGCCCTGCACGATCAGGTTCTCCACGTTGACCACCCGGGCCCCAGCCGCAGCCACCGGCGACGCGCCAACCGGACCACCGAACGGGCCCGCGAAGTCCGGCGCACTCGTCGGTCCTGCCATCGCCGCCAACGGCACCTGCAACCCTGCACCCAGCGTCGCGGCCCCGGCCGAGAGCACGCCGTCGAGCGCGCCCGTGACCGCTGCCTGCTGGCCCGCGATGCCGTCGGCCAGGCCGGTCATCATCGACCGGCCGGAGTGAAGCGTCCAGCCCTTCCCGCTGAAGGGGCCTTCCTTGGCAGGGCTGCTCGGGAAGAGGTTGCGGATGTGGTTGAGAATCTCGCTGGCGGAGTTGTAGGCGGCCTGCCACATGCTGTACAGGCCGTTGATCAGCCCCTGCATGATCGACCGGCCGGAGTTGTACAGCAGTCCGCCGAGATCGCCGAGCGCCCCCTGGATCTGGCCCGGCAGCGCGGAGACCGTGCCGAGCACGGAGCTGATGCCGCTGCCGACGGCGTTGCGGATGTTGTTCCAGGCGCCGGAGACGTAGTTGCGGGCGCCGTCCCACGCCTGCTGCCAGTTGCCGCTGATGCTGTTCAGCGTGTTGGAGATCGTCTGCCGGATGTTGTCGATCCGCTCCGAGATCGTCGACCGGATGTTGTTCCAGGCCGAGGTGACCTGGGTGAGGACGGACCCCATCCAGCCTCCGATCAGGCCGGGCAGTTGGCCGAACCACGACACGGCGTCCTTGATCCACTGGACTCCGTCGCGGAACCACTTCGTCATCCCGTTGATCAGATCGGGGATGATGGAGTGGCCGACCAGCGTGTCATACAGGTGCTGGAAAACGCCGATGATCCGCTCGACGGCCGGCGCGACGGCGACCACCAGTTCGGCCACCACCAGGCCCACCCTCGTGATCGCTAGAGCCAGCTCCGTCAGCTGCGGTATCACCGGCAGCACGGCCGGCAGCATCTCGATCAACTTGACCGCGATGTCGGCCAGCAGCGGAATCAACGGCTGCATCTGCATGGCGACCTGCGCGAACGCTGGAATCACCGAATTGATGATCACCGGAATGAGGTTCAGCAACGGCGGCAGCAGCTGCGTGATCAACGCGGCGCCGATGTCGCCGAACGCCTTGTAGATCGGCTCCATCAGCGGAATCAGCATGCCCAGCGCGCCTGAGACGGCCCGCAGAGCTGGCTCCAACGCGGAGCCGAGCGCCGCGATGATCGGCCCCAGCAGCACGCCGAGATTCGTCAGGGCGCCGCCGAGGACCTGGCCCAGGATGCCCGCCAGTTGAGCGATCACCGGCAGCAGGGGGGCGGCGGCGATCAGCACGTCGGCGATGCCCTTGCCCAGCGCGAGCAGCCCGGCCGCGATGGCGGGGTCGGCGAACGCCTTGGCCAAGTACTGCGCCACCGCCACCAGCCCAGGGCCGAGAGCTGCCAGCGCGGGCCCCAGTGCCTTCAAAGCAGCTGTCAGCGCGGGGGCCAGCGCCAACGCGATCTTCCCGATTTCGGGCACCACCAGCGCCAGCGCGCCACCGAGGGCGGCGAACACGTCGCCGAGCGCCCGGCCGAGCGGCTCCAGCGGGCCGATCGCGGAGACCATGCGGCCGAACCCCTCCACCATCGCGACCAGCCCAGGGCCCATGGCAGCGATGCCCTTGCCGAGCACTTCGACCGCCTTGGCCAGCACCGGGCCGAGAGCGGTCGCCACCTTGGCCGCCTCCGGGGCGATAGCCGCGATCGCCCCGCCCAGCGAGTTGATCACCGGGGTCAGGGCACGGCCGACCTTGTCGAGCGCCTGAAAGACGGTGACGAGAACCTGCTGGCCGCCAGCCGAATTGACCCACTGATTGAACGTCGAGACGAGCTGGCCCAGCACGCCCAGCGCGCTCGTGCCGCCCTCCCGCGCCGCCTGGAAGATCCCGGAGAGGATGCCGACGAGGTCCTTGGACAGGGTGCCGAGCTGCTTGAGCACGACCAGGCCCGCGTCCATCCACGCCCACGCCTGACCCGACTCCGCGATGCGGGACATCCACTGGCCGAACTTCGTCAGCACGTCCGTGAGTCCGCCCGACATGCCGGCCAGCCACGACGTGCCGACCGCGCCCAGGTCGAGGAAGCCTGTCAGGAGCGGCTGCAACGCCTCGCGGATGCCGCCGAGCAGGGTGCGGGTGTCGCCCAGCACCGTGCCGAGCTGGGCGATCGACTGCGATGCGGTCGCGAAGTCGAGGACCGTGCGGACCATGCCGCCGAACTCGCCGGCCAGCCCGGCGACGGCAGGCTTGAGCGCCGCTACGGCCGTCGCCCACTCGGCGAGGCGGCCGCTGATCGGGGACAGGAAGGCGTCCTGCGCGGCGGCCTTGAAGCCCTTCAGTAGCGGGATGGTCTGCTGGAACTCGCCGATGAACGCCCGGCCGCTGTCGCTGAGCTGCCCGAGCGCCGCATCCAGCTTCTTGACATCGCCCGACAGGGCGGCGCCCATGGCCTCGCCGAGCCCGCCGGTGGCCAGCTTCCACGTCGTGAACGCCGCCGCCCCGGACAAGGCGACGCCGGGCAGCGCCGCGAGCAGCCCGCCCAGCGGCGCCAGCTCGGCCGCGAGCGTCACCACGAACCCGGTCGCTGACGCCGCCGCAGCCCCCAGCCCGGCCACACCAGCGGCCCCAGCCCCCACCAGAGACAACGAAGACGCGGCGCTGGCGAACGCCCCGCCCAGACTCTTCGAGATGCCGAGCAGGCCGCTCATCACCGAGCCGGACCGGTCAAGATCCGGGTTGAGCCGGGACCGGACAGCGGCGCTGAGCTTGTCCGTCTCCCGGCTCGCGTCAGCCTGCGCCTTCGCGTACGCCTGCGACACCTGCGCCGCCCGCTCAGACACCTTCGCCTTCGCCAGCGCCGCGGTCGTCGCCGCGATCTCCGCCTTCTCCTGCTCGCGCGCAGCCAGAGCAGCCAGACGGGTCGCTTCCTCCTTGCCGAGTTCCCCCTTGGTGACCTGCTCGGCCGCCTCAGCCGCCTTCTTGCTCGCGGCCTCGGCCCGCTCGGCAGCTTCCTTCGCCGCCAGGCCCATGCGTCGCGCCGCCAGCTCCGCTTGCGCGAGCTGGAGCTGGAATCGCTTGATCGGGTCGAGCGCCTGCGAGAAGCCTGCAGACGCCTCCTTGCCCATGGCCTTGGCGAACTCGCGGCCGGCGGCGTCGCCGACCTCGGCGCCCAGCTTCTTGCCGATGGCCACGAAGGGGCTGGCGTCGTCGCCGAACTTGACGCCGTTTTCCCTCATCCGGTCGGCGAACTCCCGGCCAGCCGCCGACCCGGAGGCGCCGCCGATCTGCTCGCCTTCGGCCTCGAAGACGCCCCGCTCGGCCTTCAGGCGTGCGGACGCATCGCGGGTGAACTGCTTGCCGAAGTCGTCGCCGACGCCCTCGAAGCCCTTCTGGACGTCGTCCTTGAACTTGTCGGTGAGGGCTCGTACGCGTACGAATGCCTCCGCCAGCGGGGTACCGGGCATCATGCACCCCCCGCCGGTTGTCTTGTGCTGTGGCTATCCGGCGGCGGCGAAGCGGGCGATCAGGAGCCTGCGCGCCTCGCGCTCCTCCGGCGTGCGCGGGCGGCGCGGCGCCGGTGGGGGCGGCGGCGAGAACGTCTCGTCGAACGCCTGATGGGCGTCGCGTTCGACCTTGTCGGCGATGCCCGCGAGGGCGAGCAGCGCGGTGCTCTGGATGGTCTGCTCACGCCACTCGATCCACAGCGCGTGGACGAAATCGAGTTGGTCGCGGAGCGGGAGATCTTCTAGCCGTAGGAGACCACTCGCCGGGTCTCCGGCTCCGCGGTCGCCTCCTCCGCTGGCTTCTCCTCGACGGTGCCCCGCTGCAAGGAAACGACCCGAGCAGTACCCCCACCTTCCGGCGGCCCATCGGGCGAGTCCGAGGGCCGCCCCGTAGGGCGGCCGGCGTCCTCGCTCGCCTCCGCCATGGTGCCCGCGATGATCTCCACCAGGAGGCCGCCGTCCACGTCGTGCTCGCGGCAGTGACGGCGGAAACGGGCGTACTCGGCCGGGCCGAGCAGGCTGCGGTAGATGTCGGCCAGGATGCCTACGCCCTCCGGGCTGCCGTCGTCGAACCCCTCGGCGGCCAGCCTGGCGAACTCGCTGAGGTCCATGAGCGAGACGGTGCCCTCGCCCTCGAAGACCTCGCCGTCGAGCTCGAATTTGGGGCGGACGCGATCAGTCTTGCGGCCCTTGCTGTTGTAGGAGCGCATCAGGCCGCCCTCGCCTCATCCATGAGGACCTTGAACAGCTTGGCCGCCGCAGGCTTCTCCAGCTTGAACTCGCACGGAATGACGGCCTTCTCCGCACCCTTGCGCCGGTTGATCTCCAGGCCGCCCGTCTGCAGCGCCTTGCGGTACACCCACCGCTCCTCGCCATCCTCGCTCTCGAAGCCGAGCATCACCCTGACCTCCTCACCAAGATCCGGCGGCTCGAAGGTGACGATCCCAGTTCCGGCGACGATGCTGCCGCCGTTGAGGGCGCGCTGCAGGTTCTTCGCCGTCATCTCGGCCAAGGCGAAGGAGACGGTGCCCTCGCGGCTGGTGAGCGCGACAGCGACGGGGTCGAGCTCCTCGGCGACCTCGACGTTCTCGGAGTCCACCGAGTAGGCGAACGACGAGCCTTCGTCGGTGTAGCCGAGCGGCACCCAGTTCGGCGACACGCTCTCCCACGAGGTGGTCAGGTCGGCAGGCTCAGGGGTGCCGAGCACGGCGATGTACAGCTTGCCGGGGCCGAGCGCGATCGCGTTCGGGTTTCCACGAGCCATCAGGCTTCACCTTCCTTGCTGGTGGCCTGGCCGGTCTCGGTCTCAGGCTCGCTTGGGGGCTGGTCGGCGGCCTCGTAGCCGTCGGGGAGGCGGACCTTGGCCTGCCAGCCGTACCGCTCGACGTGCTCGGGCGGCACCTGGTCGCCGAGGTTGAACGCCCTGCCGAACTGGCCTCCGATGAACAGCGGCGCGATGGCGATGTAGTACGGCGGCGCGGCAGGAGCCGGGTCGGTGGTGGGCGACTTCCCGTCGCGGCGGCTGGCCATCATGACGCGTACTTGAAGCAGCCGATGGTCACCGACGCGGCGTCCGGTGTGTACGTCAGATCGCACCGGCCGTCCGCCCTCGCGAACATCCGCGGGACCGGGATGTGCCACCGCTCACCGGCGGGGATGGTCACCGACCGGTCGGCGATGGCCAGCCCGCTCACGGTGCCCGGCGTCGCCATGACGACCGTGCGCGCCGCAGCGTTGCCGTTGAGGACCTCCAGGAAGATCTCGTCGCCGGCCGGGCATGTGTCGCCGCCGCCGGACGCCGCAGCGAGCGTGATCGCCGCGCCTCCCGGTTGCATCACCTGCAGGGGTAGAGCCGCCATCGAGAACCTCCAGGTCAGGGCGGGATCAGTAGATGAAGAAGGACGCGTCGACCAGGTACTGCCACTGCTCGCGCTCGCTGTCGTGGTTGTCGACGAGCAGCGGCCCCACGACGTCGTCGGCGGCCAGGCACCGCCGGTCGCCCATCACCGCGGGCGTTCCAGAGAGGGCGGCGAGGGTGTTGGCGTAGGCGACCGCCGCCAGCTCGGCGGCCTCGTCGGTGCCTGCGTAGATCGACGCGGAGATGCGGGGGCTGTCGATGAGGTCCTCGGCGACCAGGTCGCCGGCGCGGCCGATGCGGGTCAGTAGTAGGTAGGCGCCGTGGCCGGGCGAGCGCGGGTGGGCGCGGAGCGCGCCGAGCGGGATCGGCCGGCCCGGGCCGACGAGCGTGCTGGTCAGGCTGTTGAGCCAGGTACGGACGATGGTGACCGCGGCGACGTAGCCGGCCATCATGCGCCTCGCAGGTCTTCGAGGGCGGGCCGCAGGTGAGGGTAGGGCCGGGTGCCGGGGTGGTTGACCTTCTTCGCGAATCGGACTTTGCCGTCGCCGCCGATCCACCGCAGCCAGCCGTTCGGGTTGCGCGGCCGGATCACGTGAGGACGGGTTCCAACCTCCATGAACAACCCGACGGGCTCACCGTGGATCGAGCGGGCGGGGCTGGAGATGTCGCGGTACTGGCCGATAGGGTCGCGTCCACGGTCCCACCGAATCTTGGACTTGAGGTAGCCGGGTGGACGCCCGTCGGATCCGTTCGCGGAGACAGGAGCGCGGCGTTGCGCTCCGCGCTTCACCCTCTCTCCGAGGATGTCCATGTGCCGGCCGACGGGCCCCTCGTAGGACTTGAGCAGCCGGTACAGTTCGGGCTCGTTCCACACCCAGGTCATGTCGGCCACGGTCGCCTCCTACAGGGGGTAGTCGCCGTACCAGGCCGGGTCGGGCATCGCCCAGACGGGCATCAGGGCGCCTTCGGGGCCGGAGCCGGCGTCGTTCACGCCGTCAATCAGGCGTTGCAGGGCGGCGATGGCGCGCCTGTCGAGCTGCTCGTACACGCTGACGTCAGCCTGCCGGTCCGGATACGCGAGCTCGATGTCGGCCGCTGCCCGTAGCGCTGCTGCCTCGGAGGCGAGCGCCGCTAGGTGGGCCGGGAGGGCGGGAATGGTGCCGCCGACCGCGGCAAGCACCTCGGCCACCGCGGCGACGATCTGCCGTGTGGCCTGCTCGTCAGTCGGCGTCGTCGAGCCGTTGAACGTGCCGAGCATGCTGTCGTCGCCGGGCGCCGCGGCGGCGGATCGTGTGCGGGTGGGGATGTGGTCGGCCACCTGCTCCAGGCTCGGCTGCCACGTCTCGGCCACGGCGACCTCCCTTCAGTGTGGGGGTGGCCCGGCGGGCGGCCACGGGGAAGACCGCCGGCCGGGCCACGTCTCGTCAGGTCCGCTTGATGACCTGGGCGCCCCAGGTTGCCGCGGCCGGGTCGATCGGTGCCGCCGTGATGTTGGCCACCCGGACGGTGACCGTGTTCGCCGCCGAAACCCGGCCCGCCCACACCAGACCGGCATCCGGGGCGGCAGGCGGGGCGAGCACGACGGCGTCGCCGACCGCGGCACCGGTGACGGTGATGGTCAGTTCCTGCTGGCCCGCGGCGGCGACGGCCGGGAAGTTGAGGCTTGCGGACGCGAACAGCGGGCCCGAAGACCCTGCCGCCGTGCCGAGCACCTGCACCTTGCCGCCGGCCGCCGCCGTGGTGAGTGCGATCCCGGCCTGCGCGCCAAGCGCACCCCCGGACAGCGGCAGCACCTCGACGGCGGACGCGCCGGCCTTGACCGGCTGCCCGGCCGTGACCCCGCCCGACCCGGCCACCAGCTCGTGCACACCCCCCGCCAGCGGGTGGACGGTGACGCGCGCCCCGTTGGCCGCGTCGTGGGCTGCGACACCGACCACGCGCTGGCTGTCCGCCGTAGCGGGGGCGACCGATCCTGACCCGGACACCTCCACCAGCTGGCCGCCCGTGATGGACGTGCTCGCGGTGGAGGTGATGGGCAGGATGTTGGCCGTCTGCAGCGGGGTGTAGTCGGCCACCGGTCAGTCCTCGCGCAGGGCGGCGATGAGGTCGTCACGGCTCATGCCGTTGGCCTCGTCGCGGTCCATGCCGCGGGCGACGGCGTAGTCGACCCACGCCTGCTTGCCGGAGCCGGGCCCGGACTCGGGCGGCGCCGTCGGACTGTCGTCCTTGGACTCCTCCCGCTTCTCCGACTCCTTGACCACAGGAGCAGGAGCAGGTTCCGGGGCAGGCGCCGGTGCGGGAGTGTCGAAGCCGGCCACCTTCGCGATCATCCGCTTGCGTAGGTGCCGATCCAGCCACTCCTGCGAAGCGTCGTCGGGCACGAACGCATCCTTGAGCAGGCCGACGACCTGCTGGCCGCGCTGCGTCATGGTGGGCACCGTCACGTACGGCGCCACCACCTGATAGCGATCCACCACCAGCCTCCTTAGACGCCGGTGTTGGTGAGCTCGACGGCCGCGCCGGGCTCCTGGACGATCGGCACCGTCAGGCGGCGGCCCTGCAGGTCCCACTTGTCGGCGGTGTCCACCCGGATGCTCTTGACCTGGACGGCCAGGTCGCTGGTGGCGTAGCCGGGCGCTGACGCCATCTCGTCGGCCATGCCGCCCAGCTGCGTGCTGTCGAGCACGAGCGGGGTGGTGATGGCCGGGGAGACGACGATGCGCAGCCCGGCGATGACCTCGACCTCGCCCGTGTAGACGGGGCTGTCGAGCGTCTCCCGACGCAGCGCGTTAGTGATCTTCTCGTCGGACATGACGATCGCGTAGGCGGTGTCGTTGAGGGCGAGAGTGTCGGGCATGTAGCCGAGGTTCTTGCTGACGACGACGGCCTTGGCTTCGAGGATGTCGCGCAGGATCGTCGGGGTGGCGGCGGTCCAGGCGGCGCCGCCGCCCGAGGTGACGTCGAACGTGTCCGTCACCGCGCTGGCGATGGCCGACATCGTCACGCTGTCGACCTGCTTGATGATCGAGTTGACCACCTTGCGCAGCACCCGGTCGACGGCGGCGCCGCCGTACACGTTGCGGGTGATCTCCTCGTCGGTGATCGGAACCTTCTGGCCCCACTTGCTGACCGAGGCGATGGCGGCCGTGCCGGTCGGCACGTTCGCGCCCGGGTACTCGCTGCCGGGGCCGACCGCGGTCACAGCCCGGTCGGTCACGAAAGGCTCCGCCATCTCGTACAGCACCGCACCGCCCGAGGTGCGGAACCGCTGGGTGAGCAGCCGGTCGCTGACGAACCGCAGGTCGCGGAACGTGCGCAGGCGCCGCTGCAGAGAGGTGGGGCTGTTGAGAAACCGGCTGATCGTCTCCAGATCCCCGCTCAGGGTGGGAGGCGCGGCCGGGTAGCTTCCAGGCATTTACCTGTCTCCTTACATGCGAAAACCCCCGCCGACGGCAGGGGCTTTTCTGCTTCGCCTGGAGGCCCTATCGGCCCAGGACCTGGACCTTCGCCGTCTGCGCGGCCGTGGTGAGAGCGATACCGACCCGCAGGTCGTAGGTGCCGGCGCCGATCGGCAGCACCGCGTTCGCGGCGGCGCCCACCTTGACGGTCTGCCCGGCGGTGATGCCGCCGGTCCCGGCGACCATCTCGTGCACGACACCGACGAGCGGGTGCACGGTGAGCGGGGTGCCCGAGGCGGCGTCGTGGGCGGCGACACCGACCACGTTGACGGCGTCGGCGGCGGCCGGGGCGACGGTGCCGTTGCCCGAGACGCTGACGAACTGGCCGCCCGTCACGGTCGCCGACGTGGTGGCGGTGAACGGCAGCAGCCCGCGAGAGAAGATCGGCGTGTAGTCGGTCATGACCTAGGCCCCCTTCGGCGCGGGCGGGAACAGGTCGGCGAACTCGGCGTCCACGTCGAAGCCGTCGCCGCCGGGCAGGCCCAGGTCGGAGACCGGGACGGTGCCCGCGGTGAGGCCGGCCAGCAGCTGGGCGGTGCCCTCCGGGTCGGCCTCGGCGACGCGCAGCCAGTGGTCGCGCCTGCTCGGCGCGAACTTGCCGGCGCGGATCGCGTCGTCGACCATCCGCTCCCGCTCGTTGCGCTGCTGGGAGGCGCGCACCTGCTCCAGCCTGTTGAGTCGGGTCTGCAGGTCGTCCCACACCTGCCGGTCCACCGTCACGGTGCCCGGCGCGTTCTTCGGCGTCTTCCCCGGCGAGCCGTCACCGCCAGTGGCGGCGAGCTTCTCGACGCCGGCCAGCAGAGCGGCCGGGTCGAGGTCAGCGTCGGCGGGGAGGCCGAGCTTGGCTCGCAGGTCCGCGAGCTGCTCGTCACTGAACTGCACAGTGTCCTCCTTGGTTGGCCCGCCGACCGGGGAGTCGGTGACGGGAGTCTCTGGTTGCGGGCCGTCCTGCTCGGGCGGCTCCGGGGTGGGTGCGGCGTCCATGCCGGCCGTCTGCACTCGGCTGTCGGGCGGGTCGTCGCCGGTGTCGGGGGGGCGCAGGTCCTGCGGGATCGACTCCTCGCGGGACGCGAACACCAGCGTGCCGGCGGCCATCTTGTCTGGCCTGTCGACGTACTCGACCTTCACGGCGACCCGCTCGCCGAACTCGACGTCGTCGCCGGCCATGGCGATCGGAACCCGGTAGTAACTGCCGCTGCTGTCGTCCATGACGATGAGCTGCAGCGGGTCGAGCTGGATTTCGCAGATCCAGTCGGAGTAGCCGGCGCGTTCGTAGTAGCGGCGCCGGACGTCCTCGCTGGACACGCCGGCCGCCAGCTCTGGCGTGGGCGGGGGCATAGGCCCTCCTCCTTTGATCGTGTAGGTGACCGGCGTCGCCTCGCTGCCGTGGGAGGCGGCGACGTCGTAGAGGGCGGCGACGTCTTGCAGGCTGTCGAGCGTTCCGATGCCGGGCGCGGCCACGCCGAGCAGCGCGACGGCGGTGATGACCATCTGGTGGGTGTGGCCGATCTGGCATCGGAATCCCCTGGTCGCCTCGATGCTCCGGTCGGGGTAGGCGCTGGCCAGCACGTCGGCGAGCCAGGCGGGCAGGCCGCGGTAGTCGCCCACCACGGTGTTGCCGTCGTCGGCGGCGCGCAGCCCGGACACCCAGCCGACCGCCGGCTCGCCGTCGAACCGCGGGTCCACGTGGCCCAGCTTGAGCACCGGGTTGCGGACGGCGGGGCAGTCGAGCGCGGCGATGGCGGCGGTGAGGTCGTCGCGGGTGATGGTCGCCTCGCCCGAGGAGAGCCGCCACGTGCCGGCCTGGGCCAGCTCCACACCGGGGATGCTGACGAGGGCGGACGCGCGGGGCACGTCGATGTCCACGGCGGCCTACCTCCTGTCCCAGATGGCGATGACCTGGCCGCGGCAGCGGATCCCGCCCAGGCACTTCACGTAGGCGCCGTTGCCGTAGGCGGCCTCGGCGGCGTCGAGGTCGTCGAAGGTGGTGCCGTCGATCGCCCGGCAGTTCGCGCACGTCGACCGGTCCAGCACCTCGCTGGCCATGTACCGGGCGGTGGGCGCTTCCCGCAGGACGACGAACCGTCCGGCCGACTGGGCGCCGCTCAGCGCGCCACCCACCTGGTCGCGCACGGTGCGCAGAGAGAGCGCGGCGAGAATCGCCGCCACCTCGACGGCGACCGCCGCGCCGGCAGCGCCGGGGACGGCCAGCCGAAGCGCCGCCGCGGCGGCGGCCCCGGCCAGACCGGCGGCCAGCAGCGCGGCTACCGCGACTGCGACCGCCTCCAGGTGGCCGTCGTCGATGGGGGGTTGCTCGACGCTGACGCCTTGGGCGGCGGCTTCGGCCGCCATCTGCTCGGCGCTCGTCTCGGCGAGCTCCAGCATGGCGACGGCCAGCAGTTCGGCCGCTCCTGTGCTGTCGATGGTGAGCTGGGTGAGCGCTTGCACGTCGCCGGCGTCGACCGCTGCGGTGATCTGCTCGGCGAGCTGGTTGCGCCAGTCCTCGGCGATCGACGGCCACGCTTCGAGCACGGTGTCGAGGGCGTTCTGCCACGCCTCCTGCACGTCGGCGAGATCGTCCGGGCCGGCGGCGGCCCGCATCCGCTCGGGGCGGCCGGCGCGGGCCTGTAGCGGCTCGGGTGGCGTCTGCGGCGGGGCGGGCGGGGCGGGCGGGGCGATGGCTGGCGTGGGCGGGGGCGCAGCTTGGGCGCGTTCGGGGAGCCTCCACGCTTCCCGCACGTACGCTTCCAGCGCCGGGTCGGGTGAGAGGGCGCCGGACTTGAGCAGCAGGTCGAGCGCTTGCGCGGTGACCTCCTGCCGGGAGCCGACGTCGGAGACGACGATCCGCGGGGCGGGCTCGTCGGGCCCCCAGTTCAGGTCGACGAGGTCGGTGACGATGCCGGGCATCCCCGTCTGGCCGACCGTGGCGGTGTCGGCGATGTCGTCGGCGATGCTCTGGAGGCTGAGCAGGAACAGGTCGAGGAAGCTGTCGCCCAGGGCGCGCGATCCGTTGCTGGTGTCGCCGAGATCCATCAGCCCGGCCAGCGCCGACCTCGACATCTGCTGGTCGAGGTAGCGGATGAAGCCGAGCGCGTCCGGCACGCTGCCGGTCATGCCGGTGATCGCGAGCCGGAAACCGTCCGGCAGGCCGACCCCGGCCCGGTCGCCGACCCGCATCGCGGCTGCGAGCCGCTGGGCCTCGGCGATCTGGGCGGGGATGGCCCCGGGAGGGGCGGACACGGAAGGCACGCCCATGCCGAACCGGCGGACGCTGGTGGCGTGGACGCGCCACACCTCGTGCTTGAGCAGCCAAGCGCCGTACGCGGGCCTGAGCAGGCTGCGGCCGGTCCAGTTGGCCGCCTCGCGGTCATGCACGTACCAGACCAGGCGGTTCGCCGGGATCGGGCGCACCGCGGCGAGGTTCTGCGTGATCGACTGCACGGTTTCGTCGGCGGCGAGCTGGAGTTGGCCGATGGTGTGCGGCATCCGCTCGCCGAGGTTCACCAGCCGCGCCTGCCCGCCGACGATCGCGTATCGCCTCTCGAACGGCATGAACCCGAAGGTCAGCGACAGGAGGGCGAGGCGGAGGTGGTCGGTCCAGCGCACACCGCGCCTGCGCGCCGGACCAGGCTCGGGATCCACCCCGAGGATCGGCAGGCCCAAGTCGTCGGCGACGAGCTGGACCACCTCGGGTCGGCAGCCGGCCGGGTCGACGGCCCAGGTGGCGCGGCGGATCGGCAGCGTGTACGCCGACAGGACAGCGGTGAGCTGCGGGTCGGTGCGCATCAGGGAGTAGGTGCGGGCGGACAGCGGCCACGTCAGGTCGGGGATCTGTTCGAGCAGGTCGCCGTACCACACGCCGTAGTTGGAGTCGAGGTGGCCGATGTCTCGGGTCGGGGCGCTAGCCATCAGTTGCCCCCTTCTCGATCAGGTCGGCGGCGTCGCGCAGCAGGCTGGCGATGCGCCGCCAGAGCTCGTCCTGGTCGACCTGGACTTCGACCTGCCAGTGGCCTGAGGGGTCCTTGCTGGCGGGGCCCGTGACGATGGGGATTTCCACGGTGCCGATCTGGGCGGCCGGGGTGGTGCCAACCTGGAGTACGACGGGCAGGGTGGGGCTGGCCATGCTGATCACCCCTGGTCTGTTCGGCTCCACACGGCGTCGTTGGCCCTATGCACGGTCTGCCAGAGCTCCTGGCGTCGGGCGTCGCTGGCCTCGGCCCATTGGTCCCGCAACGAGTCCACGGCGTGTACGAGCTGGCGCACCTCAACGGGGAGGTCAGCGATCTCGGCGGGTTCACCGGATGGCCGCATCTTTCGGCGGAGGGTGTACCCGTCGTTGAGGGTGTCGGCCAGTGCCTGCAAGAAGGGCGCTAGCTTGCCCCGCTGCGTGTCGTCCGGGGCGAGCGCCTCGATGGTGCCGACGTCGTAGGCTGCATCGCCCACGGTCAGCGTGACCGGCAGAATCGCCACGTCATCCCCGTTCAGTAGTTGATCGACATCAAATCCAGGTCTGATCCGCCGCCGGTCGCCGCCGAGTACGCCTGCCCGATCACGTCGTCCACCAGCGAGCCGCCGCGGCGGGCGTCCACCACGGCGGCCGTCTCCATCGGCAGCCAGTGCGCCCCTGCGACTCTGGCGGCGTAGGCGACCACGTCCACGCAGTCGTCGTGAGCGGCGTTCGGGAAGGCCATCAGCTCGTCACGCCAGTCGCCCCAGGTGGGGAACCGGTCCTCGGGTGGGAACCACAGCCGTCCGGAGTCGGCCCTGGCGGTCGCCGGCAACGCCCTCGTGATCTTGTCGGTGTCGGCGTGCAGCTCCTGCACCGGCACGCCGGCCCGGCCCGCCTCGTAGACGAGGGTGGTGCCGAACATGCGGGACTCGACGAACACGACATCCGCCGACCAGCGCTCCCGCAGCGCGCGGACGGCCGGCCAGTGCCCGGCCGGGTCCATGCGCTCCCGGATGCCGTCGAGCATGACCAGGTCGCCGTCGACGCCGATCGCCCACACAGCGGCGGCCGTGTAGTCCGCCGACGTCTTGGTGCTCGCGGCGAGGTCGACGGTCAGGAACCGCCAGCAGTCCCGCAGGTCGATGACGCGTTCGCCCAGCAGGATCCGCTGGTCGGCGCCCTTCGTCCAGTGCCGCAGCCCGGACCTCTTGAAGAGTCCGCCGTCGGCAGGGGCGGGCCGCTGCTGGTAGAGCGCGGCCCACACATACTCGCCGACATCGGACCGGATGCGCGCCCAGTCGCGGTTGCCGCGCGCCGACCGCATCGCCTGCCCGGGCGCCCGGCCGAGCGGGTCGTCGTCGGACTCGGCAACCGCGGGGATGGACACGACCGTCCACCGGTCAGGGTCCTGCTCCAGCAGCCGGCCGGCCAGGTCGTTCTCGTGCCAGCGGGTTTGCACCAGCACGACCCGGGAGCCGGGCCCGAGCCGGGGGACGGCGACGGCCTGCCAGAACCGCCACGCCCGCTCCCGGTAGACGGCACTCTGCGCCTGCTCCAGGTCTTTGATCGGGTCGTCGATGACCATCACGTCGACCGGCTTGCCGGTGAGTGCTCCGGCGACGCCGACGCAGTAGACGCCGCCCTTGCGTCCATCGATCTGCCAGCGGCCGGCCGCCCGGGAGTCGGCGCGGAGCCGCAGCCCAAGGTCGATGGTGCCGTCGGTGCCGTCGAAGGAGTGGGCGTCGAGTTTGATGTCGGAGCCCCAGCGGCGGGCCATCTCGTCGGCGTAGGAGACGATGGCGACGCGCAGGTCAGGATCGTTGGTGAGCAGCCACTCCACGAACCGGTGCGAGACCCGGACGCTCTTTCCCTCCTGCGGCGGCATGAACACCATGAGCCGGTCGATGTCGCGGTCGGCGAGCGCGACCAGGTGCTCGTCGATGACGTCGAGCGCCGGCGTCTGGACGGTGGTGGGGTCGAGGGCGGCGGCCAGCCGGCCGGGTGTGGCCCAGCGTCGGGGGCGCGGCTGGAAGTGGCGGGCCGCCACCTCCCACGGCGACAGCACAGTCACTTAGCACCGCCCGCGTCGAGCTTCCGCTCGGTGCGGGCCGCCTGCCAGGCTGCCAGGTGCGCGGCGATGTTGGCCCACAGCGACATGAGCGCCACCCACAGGACGCTGTCGCGCCACCAGATCAGCGTCGGTGCGATCAGCAGCATCCACGTGACGGCGAGACCGAGCTGGACGCGCGCCCAGCCGCTGGAGGTCATGGCGTGCCGACCGTGAGGAGGCCGGACCGGCGGACCGGCCGCTGCGTGCTCGTGGTGATGCGCGTCCACACCACGTAGGCGCCCGGCTCCAACTCCAGGTCGCTGCCCTCGCCGATGACGAGCACGGCGTCCGTGCCGTCCCACGCCGCCGGACGATAGTCGGAGTCGGCCGGCTCGCCCGCCGACTCCAGCACCACGGCCAGCTGGACCGGCCACGCGGAGAAGTCCGCATTCCAGTCGACGCGGAGTTCCTCGCGGGAGGTCGCGGGCATGTACGCCATCCGGCTAGTCACCTCCCAGGCGGGGCGTGCCGACGGGCCAGCCGAGCCGCGCACGCCCGGACGGCCAGGTCAGGCGAGGCAGGCCGACACGGATGGGCGGCAGGACGGGATCGACCGCTTCCGAAGTGCCGGTGATGCTGACAGTGACCGCAGGCAGGACCGCGGCGAGCACGGCCTGCGGCGGGTCGGACACCTGGCAGGTCAGCGACGCGGTCACGGCGGGCAGCGCGGCGGCGATGCTGCCCTCGACCTCGATGACGCCCGACAGGGCGGCGGTCAGCGGCGGCAGGCTGGCGTCGACCTGGCCAGCCACGTCGACCGTGGCTGTGGCCGCCGCGGCGAGCGGAGGCAAGACACCGTCGAGGTTGCCTTCGACGGTCACCTCGCTGGTGAACGAGGCAGCGAGCGGCGGGAGTTGGGCGTCGAGAACGGCGGTGATGGTGTCGGAGAGCGTGGACGCGCTGCTGCCGGGGATGCCGTCCCAGGAGCCGCCAGGGCTGGTGTCGCCGTCGAAGTAGTCGCCGAGCGTCGCCCTCTGCTCGACCAAGACCATGGTGGCGTGCAGCGTCGTGACGGAGTAGTTCACGCCGTCCAGCACGAGCTGGGCGGTGGCGGTGCCGGCGGGGGCGGCGCCGGTGAGGCTGGCCCGGGACACGGTGCCGCTGGTCAGCGTGTATGAGCCGTTGCTGTAGGAGATGACGGCGTCGGCGGCGTCACGCCACTCGATGTAGATGCTGCCGCCGGCCGAGAAGCCGTTGGCCGGGCGGACGTACACGCTGAGCGTGTAGTCCAAGCCCGGCGCCGCCGCCCCTGCGGAGGTGCGGAGGAACGTGCCGCTGGTGTATTCGGCTGCGAAGGGGCGGTCGAAGCCGGTCACCGGCTGGCGTGTCGGTGTCGCTTCGCCGCCCCACCCGGCCGCGTCGTTGCTCAGGCACGGGTTGATGCAGCTGTTGTGCCTGGTCGCCATCAGCTACACGAGCGTGGAGCTGCCGCGCGACACGAAGCCCTGCAGCGGCGGCAGGCTGGCGCACATGTAGGTGACCTCGTGCGTGACGGGCACGCCGTCGCCGTCGCGGACCCACTCGCCCTGCTCGTCGAGGTCGATAACCGTCAGCACGGCGCGGACCTGCGGCTCGTTGTGGACGTACATCATCCAGCCGGTGACGAGCGGGATGCTGTTGGTAGAGCACCAGTTCATCAGCATCTTGTACGGCGGGCTGGTCATGTGGACCGGATCGTGCCGGACCTCCACCGTCAGGTACAGCGACATGGCAGGACTCCTATCAGCCTGACGGCATCGTCACAGTGCCGGCGTTGATCGTCACGTTGACGCCGGTCGAGATCGTGGTCGTGTTCATGGTCAGGTCGCCTCCTCCTCCGGTCGCCGAGACGCTGCCGTCCAGGACGCCGAGCCCTGTGCCTGCGGCTTCGGCGGAGTCGACGAGGCGGAACCATCCGGCGGCACCGTTGGCCAGACCGGTGACGGTCAGGGCGGGGGTGGTGTCGAGCCCGACGGCGCCGGCGACGGCCGCGGCGAACGCCGGGTCGCTCAACGTGAATTCGGCGAGCAGCGTGCCGGTCGGGGCGGTGGCCGGGGTGGCGGGCTGGCTGCCGGAGTAGATGCGCAGCTTGCCGGCCCCGCTGCCGCCGTCGACGAGCGCGGCGATGGCGTTCGCGGACGCGTTGCGGGCGGCGGTGTTGATGCGGACTGCCATCGCGGTCCCTTCAGGTGATGTGCAGCGGGTAAGGGCCGAGGACAGGCACCTCGGGCGTGGACGTGATCTTGACCCAGATGCCGTACGTGAGGCCCTTCGCCAGGGCGCCGAACGGGCTTGCCGGGCCGATGAGGAGCGCGGCGCTGGTGCCGATCCAGTCGGCCGTCTCCCAGTCGCCACCCGCAGGGTCCTGGTCTTGCGGGACGACCGCCATCTCCACGGGGAGGGAGGTGAGCGTGGCCGGGCCGGCGATGGGCACCTTGACGTACTCGGTGGACAAGCTCGGGATCTGCATCGCTGTCACCGGCCACCTCCCAGCAGCTCAGGTGGTGGGTGGGCCGGCTGACCAGCCGCGGCTGGCGTCGCCGGCCGACCAGCCGCGGTCGAATGGCTGCGACGTCCAGCCGCGGCGAGGCGCGCCTGCGACGACGTCGATGTCCTGGTAGGTGACCACAGTCAGCGACTCGGTGGCGGTGGCGCTGTCGGCGAGGTCCTTGTTGTGGGTTTGGATGACGGCCAGGTCGTCGGTCGCGGTGGCGCTGTCGGTGAAGGCGGCAGTCGCGGCGACGGTGAGCGACTCGCCGGCGGCGGCCTGCTCATCGAAGACCGGCGTCGGCAAGATCGTCCACGTGTCGTCGGCGCTCGCCGCGTCGGCGAGGTCGACTGGGAAGCCGACAAGAGCCGCGTCGTCGGCCGTGGCCGTGTCAGAGAAGCCGACGGTGACGGTGACGGAGAGGTCATCGGCGGCGGCCGCGGTATCGGCGAAGTCGACGCTGGCGGCGACCGTCAGCGTCTCGGCTGCCGTGGCGCTGTCTGCGATGGGGGCGTCTACGGAGACGTCCACGGCCTCGCTGCCGGTCGCGCTGTCGGCCAGCGACTTCAGTGTCACCATCGAGCCGATGTTGACCGTGAAGCCGTGCCACTCGCCGACCGACGTGCTGGCGGTGAAGTCGGCGGTGCCAGTCGCGCCGCCGCTGGCGAGCGTCCGCGTCGCAGTGGTGGTGAGCCCGTACGCGGCCGACTGGATGTCGGTGCGTTCGGTGAACCCGGCCGGCGAGGTGAAAGTCACCGTGCCGCCGGGTGAGTGGAGAGCGACGCAGCGGATCTCGAAGTCGCCGGCGCCGGCTGTGGTCGAAGGTGTCGTCTTCGTCGTGCCTGAGCTGGTGCCGCCCGTCTGCGCCACCACGGGCGTGTCGGTCGAACCGTCCTGCACCGCGATGATCGAAACTGACCCGTCGGCGTTGCCGGTCTGCGTGAACCCGTAGGTGGCCGGCTCGGCGGCGCCAGCTACCTTCCACCAGACCTTGCTGCCCGATCCTGTGCCGTCGTCCCGGGCCCGCGACGTCAGCAGTTGCCAGGCGCTGCCGCCGGTCGGGGTGGCCATCTCGGCGAGGCTTCCCGTGTCGGCGGCGTGGAAGGCCACCAGGATGTCGCCTTGCGCGACGCCTGCGGGTTTCGGGCAGTTGAACGAGCTGTTGGTGCCGGAGGCCACCTGGGACGCGGACCGGAAGGTCGGCCCGGACGGAGGCGGGGCCGCTGCCGGGAGGACGATGCGGCGCCGCACGGAGCTCCACGAGAGCGGAGGCCCGTCGTCCAGTGCTGCTCCTGCGCCGCCCGACAAGGTCTGTCCGGCGCCGCTGTAGTCGGTGCCGTCAGGACGGAGCAGCGGATACCAGGCGCGCAGCCCGGCTGTGCGTTGGGGCTGGTAGGTCCAGGACTCCAGCTCCAGCTCGTCCATCGAGAGGGCTTGATCCCACACCTTGAGCCCGGCTACGGAGCCGTTGAGCCACTCGCCGGCCGCCTGCCCAGCGGCGATCCGCAGCGTGCCCGCGGTGATCGTCACGTTGTTCTGTGGCGGCGTGCCGCCGATCCACGTGGTGGACCCTGCGGTGCGGACCCGGACCCGGGCCACGCCGGGGTTGGCGGTGGACGACAGGCCGATGAAGGTCCACTCGCCGACCACCAGGGTCTGTCCGGCCAGGCCGAACCAGCTACTGGCGGTCGTCTGGTATGCGAGCGCTGAGCCGTTCCACCCGGTCAGGCGCAGATAGTTGCCGCCGCTGCCGTCATCGATCATCCAGATGACGGAGGTGGCCGCCCGGTCCACCATCAGCTTGGCCCAGCAGGTGACCGTCCAGTTCGTTACGGAGCCGAGGCTGAGTGAGCGGGCATACTCCTCGCCGGAGTTGTCGAAGCGGACCGCCACGGCGTCCTCCTACGTGTCGGAGTAGCTGAGCCGCACGCTGGTGAGGATCACGTCCGCCGTCGAGGTGTCGGCGCCGTCGTTGGGCAGTCGGGAGATGCGCAGCCACGCTTCGTCCCCGGCCGCGATGCTGTCGAGGTTGGAGATCGTGATCGTGGCCCGCTGGAGGCGCTGCGCGGTGGTGCCGGGGTGAGCCTTCGTCACCTGCTGCGCGGTCGCGAAGCTCTTGTTTTCGACGTCCTGGGTGTCGGTCTCGGGGGTGATCGCGGCGAGCGCGGCCTCCCACACGCAGGCTCCTGCGGTGGAGGCGTCGTTGTAGAAGATGATGTCGCAGGTGATGCTGCCGGAGCCGTAGGCGGCGGGCTCGAACTTCCAGTAGGCGCGCTCGGCGGTGGTTCCGGCGCCGTCGAAGGCGAGGCCGGTGACGGGGAAGTTGGTGCCCGCGTTCCGCTGGTACTGGGGGAACGCGGTGCTGGCGAACGCGGCTTCTTCGGGGGCGAGGTAGAGCCGTACGGTCGCCATGATCTACGTGAAACTGACGACGGCCGTTGCCGACCAGGTCTGACCTGCGGCTTTGGTTCCCTGAGCGGACACGGCGGCGTTGAGCAGGGTCGCCGTTTCGGTGGTTCCGTCCGCTGTCCCCTGGTCGATGCCGAACTTGGCCCACACGAAGTTGGCGACCGCGCCGCCGAACGTGGCCGCGAACGTGAGGGTCCTGGTGGGCGGCCCAGCTCCGACACCCACCGTCGGCGCACCGGACACCAGCTTGAAGTACTTGTTGGTGGAGCCGGTGAGCGTGGTGTCGGCGGTGGTGACCGCGGTGGCGCCGTCGCCGACGCCGATCCGCGAGTGGGTGGCGTCCCATGCCTGCCCGCCGCCGCCGATGGCCAGGGTGAGGATGCGCAGCCAGCCGGCGCTGAGAACGGCGTTGCCGAGGTGGTCGCTGGAGTTGTACGGCTGGACGCCGAACTGCCGGAACACGGCGGCGTCGGGCGTGTGGATGCCGCTCGCGCGCTGCACCCACGCTGTCTGGTCGGCGTCCCACCGGTCGATCAGCCAGTGGGTGGTGGCCTGCCCGAGGTCGGGGAGCGGCATGGGTGACCTCCGTGGCGATCGGTCGAACGGATGTACGAGAATGGCTGAATGGAGTCGAGTCGGGTTGACCTGCACAACTGGCCGCACAACCCCGCCGAGCCGGGCGGCTGGGTGGCACCGCACGGTGACCCGATCCACCGCTGGAGCGTCGCCCACGTCCACGCCCGCTACATCGCCCCCAAGGTGCTGCCCGGCGACCGCGACGAGCACGGCCGGCCGATGCGACCGCGCATCGAGTTGCACGCCTACCTCGTCGACCTCGACGGCTCCCAGTTCGGGCTGCCCGACCACGAGCAGGTGCTGCTGCACCAGGTGCCGCCGGTCGGCTGGTGGCTCATCAAACCCGCCGACGACGAGCACCTTGCGAGGATCGAACGGTTCAAGGTCTAGGCGGCGGCCCGGTACCGGTCGCGCAGCTCGGCACGGGCCTGCGGCGTCTCGGGGACTGGCTCGCCGCGGTAGATGCAGGCGTCGATCGTGGCCAGGTCCCGGAAGTCGTAGAACACCTGCCGGCCGTCCTTGCCGAGTTGGGCGGCCTGGTAGCGGCGCGCCCACTGTCGAATGGTGACCGGCTGCCGCTTCAGGCGGCGGGCGGCGGTGACGGCGGTGACGGGTTCGGGGTTCAAGGCGCACCCCCTGAGAATGCGGAATGCCCTCCGCGAGGTGCGTGAGGGCATTCGTGTTCCGTCTGCGCGTAGTGTTACATGCCGCTGGTCAGGCGGGCAAGCCGAGCCATTCCCGGACGCTCAATCCCAAGGCGGACTCGGGGATGGCGATGGGCAGCAGCAGCGGGATGACGAGCACGCCGTCAGCGACAGGGTGCACGTCGCAGGCGAGCGTGTCGATATCCGTCATGAGATCCATTATCCCAGGTCATTCGGATCACGTCACCCGGTTGCACCGCTGCCACCCTCTCGCTTCTCGTGCTGCCTGCGCTCCTCGTCGCAGATGTCCATCAACAGTTGGGCTGCGGTCCACTTCCACTTGATCGGCGGCATCGCCGCGAGAAAGTCCTGCCCCTCTCCCTCGGGAACCTTCTCCAGCATGTGCTGCCGCATCGTTTCGCCGGCGGCCTCAATCTTCCCCATTGCTTCCAGCATGGCGTCGGACACGGTTGGGGGGCGGCGCTCGGCGATCTCTCGGGCGCGCCGTTCGATGTGGGCGTCGAGGTCAGCGATGGTGGAGCGCAGCGTTTCGGCGAGCGCGGCGGCTTCGGCCATGGGGTCGCGGTCAGCCATCGACGCCCACCTTCATCGTGCCGGCCCTGACCGCAGCGATCCGCTCGATGGAATCCGGCGTCGATGGCTCAGAGTCGGACTCTGAGGCGTACAGATGACCCATCAGGAGCTGCACAGCATGCTCGGCTGAGTGGCCAGCCTGTATCAGCCGCTCGAACACCGCTCGCTCCTGGTCTGCCTGAGCCCAGGCGAGGTTGACGCACAGGTCACCGTTGGGCCTGACAGTGCTCAACCCGTCCAGAAGGCTCACCAGTACCACACTCCTGGCTTTGAGATCGTTGAGAAGCCCGCTGTAGCGCTGGTCCCATGCGCTGGGCAATTGGTTGACCCGCCAGACCAGCAGTTCATCACCACTACGTAGCCAATTCAGCGCCCGGTCGAACTCGGGGCGCTCTGGGCCAGGGGTGTCTTCGTATACGCGTATGCACCCTGCCGCAACGAGGTCGGCCCGATAGATGTCGCGGATCGGCGAGGCCGGCGAGGCGCACAGGTAGCCGACACGAGCGGCGTTCACCGGAACTTCGTTCATGAAGTCTCCTTACCAAGATGGCGGGCCTCGCCCTGGGCGAACTCGGCGCCGAGCGCGTACGCCGGCGACCGGTCGAGCAGGCCGCGGGCCCGGTCGTAGCGGCGCGTGGTGCGCGGGTCAGCGTGGCCGAGCAGATCCTGCACGACGTGCAGCGGGTACTTCTCCAGCAGGTAGGTGGCGATCGAGTGCCGCACCGAGTGGGGTGACAGGCCGTCCCACTGGGGGACGCCCGCGGCCTTGGCGATGCGGCGGACGAGCCGGTACACGTACGGCTGGTCGATCGGCCGGCCAGTCGCGGTGCTGAACAGCGGGCCCGGCGCCGGGCCGCGCTCCGCCAGGTAGGCGTCGAGGGCGACGGACGCGTACGGCGGGACGATGAACCGCTTCGTCTTCGTCCCGCCGCGGCCCTTGACCGGCAGGTCGATGACCCGGTTCCCCTTGTCGTAGCCGAGCGCCCCCGTCTCGACGGCGACGACCCCCCCGACCCTGCAGGCGGTGACGACGAGCAGGCACAGCAGCGCGTAGGTGCGGGCGGTCTCGTACTGGCGGGCGTGGGCGAGCATCCGGTCGAGCTCGTCCTTGGACAGGCTGCGGGTCTTGGACACGTCCTCGACGGCGGGCCGCTCCATGTCGAGCAGCGGGTTGCGTTGGGCGGCTCCGGCGCGGACGAGGTAGCGGTACCAGGAGGAGACGGCGGCGAGGCGGCGCGCGCGGGTGGAGTCGGCGAGCCCAGCCGCGCGTATGGCTGCCGCGTACCGGTCGGCTTCGAGCGGGTGGACGTCGGCGGGGTCGAGCCTGCGGGCGTGGAGGTAGGTGAGCCACCAGCCGAGGTCGGTCACGTAGTACTGGCGGGTGCGGGGGCTGGCCCGTTTCTCGCCGTCGAGCCATGCCGCGGTGGAGGCGACGGCGAGCGGGGACAGCCCGGCGGCGTGCATGAGGTCGACGAGGGTCTGGTCGTCTCGGGCGGGTGGGCGGCCGCGTAACGGGGTGGGCGTGTCGGCGAGGGGGGCGAGTGCGTCATGGATCACTGGTGGTCTTCTTTCGAAGGGGGGATCCGCGTGACACAAGGCTACGCCGGTTCGCTACCTGATAACAGACATTCTCATGTAGCGAAAACGATCTCTATTGGAGCCCCAGTCCTTCCCTGCGCTCGGCGTCCGCGCGCGCGTCCGGCCCGCGGTACTGGTCGATGGGCACACGCTCCACGTTGACGATCTGCCGGACGAGCATCACCTCGCCCTCGGCGCTGGCCCGCCTGGGGCACACCTCGTAGAACGTCATGTCGCCGATCATGTGGCGCTGCGGCTCGTCGACGTCCCACGGGCCGTCGAGGCGGAAGTGACCGCATTCGAGCGTCAGCCTCCACATCGCAGAACCCGCCGGCCCGCGGGTATCGTGCGGCGCCCGAATCATGGCTTCCACAGAATCGGCGAGCCTTTGTAGGTTGCCGAGGCGCTGCTGGATCCAGTCGAGTCCACTCGTTACGGTCGTGTCCCTGGCGATGAGCCGCCGCAATTCGGCGGGGGCGTGCTGCATGAACTCGACGACGGCCTGCTCGTCGAGGCCGCTCGCCAACTGCACTTTGCCGTCGATCCAGAGCCAGTCGCCGTAATGCTCCTCGTCGCTCGTGTGCTCGACCCTCGCCCAGTCGATGCGCTCGACGGCGGTCAGGAGATTCTCGATGTCGCTCACCTGGCGCTCAGTTCCTCGTCGGCCAGGGCCGCCAGCATGGCCGCGGCGGCGGACATCTCACGCAGCCGATCCGGGCTCATGCCGTAGAGCGCTGTGCGGGTGGCTTCGAGGTCGCCGCGCAACGCCCACCCCATCGCGCCCTGGGCGGCGAGGATGCGGCCCGTCTGCTCGAGCGCTTCGTTGAGCTGGCGTGAGGCGCGCTCGAGCCCGTTGCGGACTTGCTGCTGCCACTCCAGGCTGCCGAACTGTGGTGTGCTCATGACGCTCCGACCTCCTGCTGCTCGTGCTCGTCCGCCTGCCGCGCGTACTCGGCATCGTGCTCCGACTGGTTCAGCAGCCTGCCACAGGCGCACTCGTAGTAGCCATCGTCCTTGCGCCGCACCTGCCGTTCGCTACAGCGGGGGCACCGGATCGGCGACATCGTCGAGACCGGATCCGACTTGGTCATCTTCCGAAGCCTGGCCTGCCAGCCCAACACGCCGAGCCCGAAATCGACGCTCCCGGGGTGGAGCAGGATGTCGTCGAGCTCGCCCAGCAGCCAGCCCACCGTGAGGGTGCGGGCGTGGGTGCCGCGGGCCCGGCGCGGCCGGTCGGGGTAGCGGCGGTACTCCCGCCACTGGCCCTCCACCATGCTGAGCGCCCCGTACAGCTCGTCGAGGGTGTTCACGATGGAGAGGTGCGACGGGGCGGCGACACCGTTGGGGCCGGCGGGCGCGCTGCCGCGGTGGCCGTCGATGCTGGCGGCGAGGAGTGCCGCGGTGTCGTCGATTTCGGCGAGGGCGGCGCGGATGAGGCGGGCGCAGCGGTGGTCCCAGACAGGGTCGCCGAGCGGCACGGGGATGGTGGGCTGCTCGGGCGGCTCGGGGCGCTGGCCGCGGTCGTCGCCGGGGGTGGCGAGCCACGCGGTCATGGCCTCGGCGTGGTCGGCGAGCGCCTGGTCGTAGGAAGTCCAGGCGGCGCGCGCGGCGCGGTTGCACACGCCGGGGCAGGCGTTCGGGTTGATCGGCATGCTTACTCCCCCTGATCGGTGCTGGTGTGGCTGTCCTCGGAGAGCAGAGCGCGGGTGCGGCTCGCTCCGGTGGTGGAGATCCAGGCAATCGTGGTGCTGCCGACCGCAAGGTAGGCGACGCTCTCCAGCCACATGCCGTCGAGGAGGAAGAACACGGCGGCGTGGGCCAGGACGTAGGCCAGGTCGGCGATGAGGCCGAGGATGGTCAGGTGCACCGCGATCCGGGCGGTGCGGTTCATCGGCGCCGCCTCCGGTACTCGCGCTTCACCCGCGACGCTCCGGGGCCGGGCCTGCCGGTGGTGAGCTGCCACCGCCACCAGGTGAGCCGGGATGCGGATGAGGTGAGGGTCAGCGATATGCGGACCGGCCATCGGATGAGGTCGGCATGGGGGAGGTCGTCGATGATGACGAGCCCATCGTCGGCGACGTGGCCCATGAGCTGCCAGCCAGGCCCGTCCGGGCCCGTGCCGACGGTGGCGACATAGGCGTGGTTCACGGCTGCTCCCGGGCGAGGGCGTCGCGGATGCGCTGGCAGGCGGCCGGGTACTCGGCGATGCGCTGCGGGTTGCCGGCGTGGTTCATGACGAGGTCGAGGTCGGCCCAGGAGACGGTGACCGTGCCGGTACAGAGCGTCGCGGCTGGCTCAGGCATGAACCTTCTCCTCAAGACGGCGGACAAGGATGCCGGCGTTCTCCGCGAGATCGGCGGTGTGGGATGCGCCATGGGAGCCGTGCGGCTTGATCTTCCGGCAGCCCGGTTTCGTGCATGGGTCGATGAACGCGATGCACACGTTCGCGCCCAGGGCCACCATCGCGGCGTCCCGGCGCAGCCCGGCTGTCGGGCAGTAGGTGGTGCCGTCGCGGCGGGCGCGGCGGTGGCCGGGGCGGCAGGTGGGGGCGCAGGTGGCCCAGTCGGCGGGGTGGTGCTCGACGGCGAGCGTCTGGTCGGCGTTGTCGTACCAGCCGGCCTGGTCTTCGCAGAAGTCGGCGGCGATGCGGTCGGCGCCCTGCGCTCCGCCGTGGACGATCACGTATTCGCGGTGGCCCTGCTGGTGTGCCTGCTCGATGGCGTCTTCGAGGGCGGTCCAGACGGTGCTCCAGTCAGTCCACGAGCGGGAGCCGGTGACCAGGATCCGGTACGGCGCGCGGGTCTGGGGGGTGTCAGGCATGGTCGGGCTCCTTGCCGTCGAGGATCTGCCGGGTGTCGCAGGGGGCGAGGGTGATGCAGGTCGGGCAGTACCGGCCGGACTGGGCGTTCTGCTTGGCGAGCTCGTCCGGCGAGGGGTGGCGGTCGCGGGCCAGGGTGATGCGCTGGCGGAGGTCGTCGAGCTCGGCGGTGGCGATGAGGGTGTGGTCGGCGGTCGGCCACCCGTGGGGGATGCGGGTGATGTGGCTGCCGTCGAAGGTCTCGACGGTGTCGTGGTCGGTCACTGGTCCTCTTCTCGATGATGCGCGGACGATCGGGCTGTGCTGTGCTCCACAGCATCGCTCAGGATGCATCTGTGCGGCGCTGTAGTGGTCGTGGGCGGGTTTTCGGGGCGGGCGCGGGCTACGGAGCGTGGGGGTCGGGAGAATCGCTCTCAGCCGCGCGCCGGTGCAGGAGTCGGAGGGCGCCAGGCGGGCGGGGGCTCGGCCGGCCCGGACATTCCGGCGGCAAGTCCCGCAGCAGCACGTCGTACGGCTCACGCAGCGCCATCCCCGGCCCGTCCCGGTACGGCTGGCCGTGCTCGTCCAGGGCGAGGTCGTAGACGCGCAGCGACGGGCAGTCGATGAGGTAGACCTCGAAGCGCCGCGTGTAGGTGGGGTCCACCTCGTACGAGCGCAGCCAGGTGAGCAGCCGATCGTGAGCAGTGGGCTCGTCCATCCACCAGCGGTCGCGAACGTCGTAAACGGCGATGGGCTCGAACCCTCCGACGCTCATGACGCACCTCCGGCGACTTCGAGCAGCACGCCGGGCACGATGGTCGGCACCAGCGCCCGCTGCGCCGCGGACAACTCCAGCCCGTCCAAGATGCGCGAGATGGCCCCAGCCAGCAGCGCGCCCTGAGCCTCGGCCAAGCGGATCTCCCGGTCGGCGATCCCCATGTCGTGCGCCGTCTTCGCGTACCGGACGCACCGGTCCCGCTCGGCCGCCTCAAGCTGAGCGAGCCCGCGGACAGCCTCGCCCGACTCGTACACGCCGACCGACGGCGACGCGCTGAACGTGTGGCCGACGAGCCCCTCGCCGTACCCGGTGCCCCGCGTCGGATCCGCCTCCGCCAACTGCTGCTCGAGCAGCCCGGCGTAGATGTGCACCCGCGCCCACGACATCTGCAGCATCGCCATCACAGCTTCGGCCGGGCTGACGTCCTGGCGGCCCGGCACCGCACGCCACGCCGACAGGGCCTCGCCGCGCGCCTTCGCCACCGCGGTGGACACGCCGGCGTGCGTTCGGCATGCGTTCGTGCCGCGGATCGCCGACGCGTGGCAGCGGTCGCCGGGCCGGCGCTTCGACTTCTTCGAGCACTCCCAGCGGCTGTGCGTCTCACAGTGGACGGCGCCGGCCTGCCTCATCAGGTCGTCGTTGCTCAAGAGGTCACCTCGGGGATGTGGAGGATGTAGGGCCGGCGGCAGCCGCTGATGCGGTGGTGTGTGCCGGGGGTGGGTGCGTGGGCGTGGGCTCGTCCGCAGTGGGGGCATTCGCGGACGATGGCGATGGTGTGTCCGCTGTACGGGCTGGTGACGATCTGCGCGGCGGCCCGGGTGGTGGTGAGGCACACGTCGGTGCGGTGGGGTTGGGCGACGTGCTGGCAGAGGGTGGAGCAGGTGGGCCAGCAGTGTTGGCGCCCGTCGGGGTGTTCGGGGTTGCCGCAGGTGATGCAGATGGGGGTGCAGAATTCGGCGCGGAAGTCGGGGTTGCGTCGGGGTGCTCGGGGGTGGGCGTAGGTGTGTGCGGGCTTGGGGGTCGGCTTGGGCGTGGCGGGTTCGTCGTCGAAGAGGGGGTCTTGGAGGAGTGTGGTCATGGTGTGCCGCCGTGTTTTGGTGACTGCGGGTAGGCGCTTAGGACGTTTAGGACGTCTGGGATGCCGTGAGGTGTGGAGGGGGCGGGGTGGTGTCTCTGTGTGTGGCAATAGCCCAGGAATATATACAGACAGTAATAATGATCTTGAAGGTGTATTTTGGGGGCGACGTGCTTAGCACCGTTCGCAGCCTCGACGTTTAGGATGTTCGGCCGGTCATCTAGGACGTTCAGCACCACGCTTAGAACATCGCTCTGCGTAATCGTCAGCGGATGCATGGCGGCGCGGACCCTCAGATTCAGAGGCGCACCGCGTCCTAGATGTCCTAGACGTCCTAACCGTCGGCGTTTCCGCAGCTCAACCGGCTCAGAGACGTCTAGGATGCGCATCCTAAGCACATCCCAAACGTCCTGAACGTCTCCCGCAGACACCGGTACGCCGTCAGAACTCCGCCGCGGAGCGTGAACCTTCACCGCCGCCCCCCGACCAACTCCGGATGGGACACGAACAGCGGGTCAGACAGCCGCCGCCCCGCCGCGTCGCACCGGGCCACCGTCGCCAGCCAGCCGTCAGCGGCCAGCGCCAACAGGACGCCTCGCACTCCGGGCGCGCCGTGCTCCTTCACCCACGAACGCCCCTTGAGTCCCTGCGTGACGTGGCTCGCGGTGAACTCGCTCATGCCCTTCTTCCGGATCCACGCCAAGATGTGGCCACACGCGGCCTGCACCCAGGCGGGCTTCCCGGCGGCCGGCGTGGAGCCATCGTCGGAGGCGAGGATGCCGATGGCGTGGGGGACGCAGTAGTCGATGATGGTGAGCGCGTCAGCCATCGGCTCAGGCCCGATCACGGTGCGCGGGCTGTGGCCGGCGGCGAGGTGGAGCAGCGCGGCGAGCCGGTAGGCGTTGCCGGGCGCCCGCGACATCCACCCCTTGATGCGGTTCAGGTCACCGGAGTTCGGGTCGAGCCTCTTCTCGTGCCGGGTGCGCCAGTCGAGCATCAGCGCCTCCCCCTCTTCGCCCACCTGCATGGGGACGGGCGGGAGCGGGTTGCCGTCGTCGTCGAACATGCGCCCTTCCGGGCACACGGCGTAGAAGGCGCGGCGGACGCATTCGTCCCATGCCTGCGCCAGGTGGGCGGGCACGGCCGGCGGCTTCATGTCGCGGTCTCCGACCAGCGATTCGGGCCGGGCGAGGAGGAACCGGTTGAGCAGCCCCTTGTCGGTGACCGCCTTGGACGCAACCGCTTCTTCGATGACGACGGGCTGGACAGACAGCGACAGTGTCAGGGATGGCCGGTCCAGCTCGAAGGCGTCGCGGGAGATCCGTTCGGGCCGCCACGGCTCGCTGGCGTCCCAGGAGACGAGCACGAACTCGAGGTTCGGTCGGCCGTTGTTGTAGCGCCCGCAGATGTTGCCGAGGAAGGTGCCTTCGGCGGACACGATCGCGATGTGCCCGCCGACCTTGTGCATCAGCTTGGCGAGCGCCTCGGGCAGGATGTCGCCGGCGAGGAGCTGCGGCCGGGGCGGGCCGGTGAGTTCTTTGATCGTCTCTTTGACGCTGTCCAGGTCGGCGAGCAGCTTGTTGCGGTTCGGTCCGTTGGCGGTGGCGACCTTCTTGATGAGGTCTTCGCGGGCTGTCTCGGCTATGGCGAGGGCGTCGGCTTGGTCCTTGTACGCCCGGTCCCACGCGGAGCGCAGCGTGGTTTCGAGGCGGTAGATGGGGGCGTTGACCGCCTTGAAGGCGCGGGTTTTGCCGTCTCCGGAGTCGGCGATGGTGGACAGGTACAGGGCCAGGGTTTCTTCGGTCCACTGCCCTGTGACGGTGGCGTGGCTTCCGACGACTGCGGAGAGCGCGCCGATGGTGGCGAATGCGGCGATCTCGGGCGGGGTCTGGGTGTAGGTGGCGACGGCGTCGACGAATTTGCCGGTGTCGCCAGGCAAGGTGTGCAGCGGGAAGGTGGGCAGGACGGCGGGGGCGGTGTCGCTGCCGGGGAGGGACCACTGGCTGTCGTGGACGTGGTCGAGTTGAGGGAAGACGCCTTCCCACAGATGCTGTTCGTCGGCCGCGGCCATGGCCCGGCGCACGTCGCCGCTGACCCGGTCGGCGTCAGCGGCCGGGCGCTCCGCGGCGGGGGTTTCCTGCTCGTCGGAGGGCTGGTCGGGCCAGGGCGTGTCGTTGGCGGGCGGCGGCGTGTTCGGGGTCCACGGCCGGACGCCGCACCGCTGCCGGATGTGGTCGAGGATGGCGGGGCGTAGCGCGCGGGCGGCCGGGCTGGCGTCGGGGTGGCCGGCGGCGGCGAGCACCACGTCTTTGCCTGCGGCGCTGTGGTCGTCGCCGTGGTGCCAGTGGGCGAACACTTTGCCGTGGGTGAGCCGGTGGCCGGCGCCGACGGGGAGCGGCGCGGTCTCGGAGAAGTTGACGAGGACGTGCGGCCAGGCGCGCAGCGAGTACTCGGATTCGGTGGACGACCCGGAGTACTTCCACAGTTCGGCGCCGTCGCGTTCGGAGCGGATGTAGCGGAAGCCGTACGGTTCGAGCAGGTCCCGCCATTCGCAGACTTCGCCGAGCGCGTCGTAGGGGCCGATGGTGCCGGGCGCGATGTGGGTGGGGCGGGGGCGCGCGGGCGGCGTCTGGTGCTTGGCGGGTTCGGGGTCGGGCAGGTCGATCGAGTAGAGCAGGGTGGCCAGCTCGTCGAGGCTGTAGGTGGCGCCGGACGCTTCGACGACCCGGCAGCGCCGCTCCTGGTTGGCTTTGCGGTTGATGGTGCCGGGGATGCGGAGGACGCGGGCGAGGTCGCCGACGCCGCGGCCGTAGTGCCAGCCGAGCCGGTGGGCGCCGGCTTCGATGACGATCTGCCAGCGGGCAGACAGGGTGGCGATGTCGTCGCGGTTGGCAGGGGTGAGGGTGACCGGCTGGTCGAGCAGGTGCCACGGGTACCAGCCGCCGCCGGACTGGATCCACATGGTGGGTTCGGGTAGCCCGGCGGCGTCGAGGATGCGCTGGCCGTCGTCGGGGGTGGGGGGCAGCGGCAGCTTGGCATGGGTGTGCTGCTTTCGGCAGTCGTCGCCGCAGGCCTCGTGTTTGTGGCCGGGGCCGGCGATGTCGATGTCGGCCCAGAAGCCGGGGAAGGACAGCGAGTCGGCGGCGAGTCCGCGGCTGCCGGGCTTCGGGGCGGCGGTGAGTGTGGTGGCGCGGGCGTAGATGCCGGGCCGCTTCTGCTTGTCGAGGCGGGCGATGTAGTTGATGGCGGCGTCGATGCCGGCGTCGTCGGTGGTGTAGCTCTGGCCGGTCCAGTTGCCGGTCGACACGATGTTGATGAGGCCGGGGGCGCCGCCGTGGAGCGTTGTGAGCCAGCGCCGTGCCTCGTCGAGGTCGGCTTGTGGCGGGTCCTGCTGGGAGGTCAACCGGTCCCCCTGGATGCGGTGCTTGTGGTGCTCGGACGGGTGGCCATGGGGTGGGGCTCAGAACAGCGGGTCCTGCTCGGTCTCGAGCTGTTCTTCGGTGACGGGCCCGGCGTCTGCGGCTTTTGCGCGGTGCTTGGGGGCGCAGGTGTCGCAGGACAGGGCGCTGTAGAGGGTGCGGCCGGGTCGGCGGCCGGTGATGATGCGGGTGGCCGGCCGCCGGCAGGTGGCGCACGTGCTGACCCATGGCATGGCGGTCCGCTGTCACCGTGTGCCTGCTTCGGTGAGCAGGTCGGTGTCGATGGCGAGCACCAGGCCGGGGGCGAGTTTGATGAGCGGGAGCCTGTCGCCGGCGATGTGGGTTCGGGCGATGAGGGCGGCGACTCCGGTGGTAAGTCCGCCGTCGGTGAGGCGCAGCATCAGGTCGGCGATCTGCAGCTCGTGCTGGGGCCAGTGGCGCGCCTTGCCGTGGCCGCCGAGCCGGGGCCGGAGGTGGCCTTGGGCGATCCAGCGGGTGAGGGTTCGCGTGGTGAGCCCGCGGGCGAGCACGTCCTGGAGGGTGAGCGTCATGCGGTCGCCTCGCCGAGTTGTGCGGTGCAGGTGGTGCATCGGCTGGTGGGCGGGCAGTACAGCCGGTTTGGGGCGCAGTGCGCGCCTTGGCCCGGCTCGGGCTGTCCGGCGAGGGCGGCTGGCGTGCAGGAGGCGCAGCGCGGCCCGGTGATGTAGAGGCGTGTGGGGGTGCCGCCGCAGTGCTGGCCTGCGGCGGCGTCCCAGCGGGTGCACGGCTTCATGGGAGCACCTCGTCGTCGAGGAGCGGCTGTTGCGCCTCAGGGACGGGCTTGGGCCTGGGGAGCCCGAGTGCGCGAGCCCGCTCTCCCGGATCGGTGGTGCGCCACTGGGCGAGCCGGCAGTAGCCTGCCGACCGGTCGACGGTGACGCCGCGGCGGCCGAGCGTGGAGGCGACGAGCGCTGTGGTGCCGCTGCCGCCGAACGGGTCGAGCACCGTTCCGCCCTCCGGCGACCAGCCGAGGACGATCCGCCGGACCAGCGCCGGCGGGTAGGCGGCGTCGTGGCCGATCGTCAGCTCCTCGGGCGCTAGGAGCGGCTGGGTCGCGATCTCCCACACGCTGCCCGGGATCGCGCCCAGCGGGTTCGGCCCGACGTAGTCGCCCGTCGCGGTCCGAGCGATGTTCCGGTCCCGGGCACCGAACGCGGTCACGCCGGCGGTCCGCCGCGGCGCTTTGTGCGGCTCCCGGATGGCGTCGGTCGCCGAGAAGTAGCGCTGCCGCAGCGTGAAGTGGAACACCTGCTCGTGGCTGCGCCGGGCCCGGTCGGTCACTGACTCCGGCATCGGCGACGGCTTCGACCACACGATCTCCGAGCGGAGGATCAGCCCGAGCTGGTCGATGCAGCCGATCGCGTACCGCCACGGCAAACCGATCAGCGACTTCTCCGGCAGGTCCTTCGGCCGGACGTAGCGGGGACTGTCTCCGCGACCCGTGTAGCCGTCGCTGGAGCCTCTCCACGCCCCGCGGGTCCGGTTGGCCCACTTGTCGCCCAGGACGACGAACAGCGATCCGGACGGCTTGAGAACGCGCACCCACTCGGCGGTGGCCTCCCACAGCGCGCCGAGGTAGCCCCACGGGGTGGGCTCGTTGCCGATCTGTCCCTCAAGGCTCGTCTCGCCGTCGCGGTAGTCGCGCAGCGCCCAGTAGGGCGGCGAGGTGATGATGAGGTCGACGCTGGCGTCGGGGAGGGGGAGTGCGCGGGCGTCGCCGCGGATGATGACCGCGGCCATTAGCTGACCCGGAGGCTCATGACGAGGCACCGGTAGGAGTCGTCGCCGGACCGGAACAGGGCGGGCTTCCTCGCCCCGTCCATGCCGATGTGGGCGGTCCCGTCGATGGCGCCGAGGGCGTCGAGCAGGTACTGCGACTGGAAGGCGATCTCGATGGGGTCGCCGGTCAGCGCGCATTCGACGGTTTCGCTGCCGCGGCCGATGTCGGCGCCGCCGGCGCGGACGAGCACCTGCTCGCGGTCGAATGCGAGGCGGATGGCGGTGGTGCGGTCCGCGACGAGGCCGACCCTTTTGATGGCGGCGGCGAGGGTGGCGGCGTCCACGGTGGCGGTGATGGCTGGCTCGTAGCTGATCCGCTTGCGGTAGTCGATGAACTGGTCGTCGAGCAGCCGGACGGTGGTGTGCCTGCTGCCGGTGGTGAAGGCGGCGAGCCCGTCGCCGACGCCGATCTGGACGTCGCCGTGGCCGAGCCCCTTGGTGATGTCGTGCAGGTGCCGGGCGGGGATGAGGTGGCCGAACGGGGCGCCGTTGGGTGCCCAGGTGAGGTCGCGGACGGCGATTCGGTACCGGTCGGTGGCGGCGAGGGTGAGCTGGCCGCCGTCGGCGTCGATGCGGACGCCGGTGAGCATGGGCAGGGTGTCGTCCTTGCCTGCGGCGGCGGCGACTTGTGCGACGGCGGCGGCGAGCTGGTCGGCGTTGATGCTGCCGACGGGGTCGGGCGGTTCGGGGAGGGTGGGGTAGTCGTCGGCGGGGAGGGTGGGGAGGGTGTAGTCGGAGCGCCCGCACCTGATGCCCGCTTCCCGGTTGTCGGCGGTGATCTCGACGTACGAGGTGGTGGGCAGCGCTTTGGCGATCTCGGTCAGAACCCGCCCGGGCAGCACGATGAGGCCGGGTTCGGCGACGTCGGCGGGGATGGTGGCCCGCATCGACATGTCGTAGTCGAAGGCGGAGACGTCGAGCTGGTCGTCGTGGGCTGCGAGCATGAGGCCGGCGAGGACGGGGATGGGGGGCCGGGTGGGGAGGGCGCGGGCGGCCCAGGCGACGGTGTCGGCGAGCAGCTTGGGGTCGATGGTGAGCTTCATGCTGCGGACTCCACGGTGACGTTTGACGTGGCGGTCGCTCCGGATAGGCGCGGGGTGGCTGGCCGGAGCGATGAGGTTCTGCGGTCGGTGCAGGACGCGCACACGTAGCCGGTGTGGGGGTCGAGCCAGCCGGACCCTTCGCGGGGCTGCGACTCGATGCGGAGGAGGCGCTCGCAGTCGGGGTAGATGTGGCCTTCGATGTGGCCGCCGAGTTGGGGGTGGGTGAGGACGGCGCCGACGTACCAGGGGCGGATCCAGTCGGTGATGCTGCTGGCTGCGGTGGTGGCGGTCATGCTGAGGTCCCTTCGGGGATGCGGAGCGCGATGTGGCGGCGCTGCTGCGGGGTGGTGGCGGCCCAGATGCCGTACTTCTGGGGGTGGAAGGTCACCCAGGTGTGGCAGGCGGCGAGGGCGGGGCAGCCGCGGCAGATGGCTTTCGCCTTCCGCACCTGCGGGTCGTCGTCGCTGGTGGAGACCGGAAACCAGAGTTCAGGGTCCTCGTTGCGGCAGGCGGCCCGTTGTGTCCATGCGCCGTTGTTGGTTCGGGCGGGCTGCGGTTCGGGCGTCGGCTCGGGGAGCCGGTAGTTCTGCTGCCAGGCGCGGTCGCCTTTGACGGACGGCCAGTGGTGGAGGGTGCCGGCGTCGTGGTGGCGGGCGTAGCAGGTCATGCACAGGCCGCGGCCGTTGTGGCGGCCGGGCTTCTCGCAGTCGAGGCAGATGATCAGGATCGGCTGGCTGCTCATGACGCGCGCTCCAGCTGCTCGCCGGTGATGGCCTCGACCAGCGCGGACACGATGATTTCGGCGACGGGCGGGGTGACGGCGTTGCCGTACTGGCGGACCTTCTCCCGCTTGTTGCCGAGCACCACGTAGTCCTGGCCGAAGGCCATGGCGCGGCCGATCTCGTGAGGCTCCAGCATCCGGAACAGCACGTCGTCGAGGTCGAGGTCGGCGAGGCCGTTGACGACGGCGTACCGGTCGCGGGTGGACAGGGTGCCGATCGGTTCGCCCGCGGGGCGGGCGTTGCCCTTGCCGTAGTACGGCACGAGCAGCGATTCCCAGGTGACGACCGACTGGTGGCCGGCCGTGGTGAGGGCCCGCAGCGGTTCGTCGAACGGCGTGCATAGGTGTCCGGCACCGCCGCGCGGCGTGTTGTTGCGCATCACGAAGCCGGGCGGCACGCACAGCCCGTGATGGTTGCCGGACGCGGTCACGGTGGCCAGCGCCTCGCTGACCGACCGGGCGTCGCTGCCGCCGCCGCGGAGCTCGGCGACGAACGGCAGCCACGCCAGCCCGGTTTCGTTGCGGGCAGTCTGGGTGCGCAGCGGCGCGTCGGCCGGGCTGGCCTCCTTGCCGTCCCGCCCCTCGACGGGGACGAGCAGCGGCGGCACGATCGCGACGCCGTCGTTCTCGCGGGTCGTCCTGGTCGGCATCGGCTCGGTCACCGGGACTGCGTCGTCCCGCCAGGTGCCGCCCGCCGGCACCATGAGCGGCGGGCACGCCAGGACCTTGGTCGCGGCGATCGGCCGGGCGTACTTCTCCAGCCCGGCCCGGATCCGGGCCAGCGTCTTGTCAGCGAGCGGCTTGGAGCGGTCGCCGATCCGCTGGCCGGGGATCGTCCAGTCGATGGCGTGCAGCGCGGGCAGCACGGACGGCTCCACCACGGCGTTGCGGCAGGCCGAGCGAGGACACCGGTAGACGTACTGCTGGCGGTAGCGGCCCATGTCGGCGCCTGGCTGCTTGAACACCTGCATGGCGGCCACCCACTCGTCGCAGCCCGGGCACCAGGCTGCGGGGCGCAGCCATTTGTCCCAGTCGGGGTCGCGGCCGAGCGTCCGGTGCCAGTAGGCGACATACAGCCGGTCGCGGGACTGCGGGGCGCGCGGGGTGCGTGCGGCGGGCGCGTGCATGCTGTTCATGGCGATGACCCGGGTGCGGTAGCCGAGGGCGCGGATCTCGCCGATCCAGCGGTCCCATTGATCCCAGGCGCGGACGTCGACGACGTTCTCGACGACGCCGGCCAGGACGAGCCCTCCGCGCTGCTGGACTCCGCGCAGGTACATGGGGACTTCTTCCATGAGCGCGCGGGACCGCTCGACTTCCTCGTCGCGCTCGTCGCCGAACAGGGAGTCCTGCATGGAGGTGGCGAAGTCGCGGCGCTTGCCGCGGGCGTTGGACCATTGCGGGCATTCGGGGGAGGCCCAGAAGATGTCGCAGACGGGCCAGCGGTCGACGGGCGCTTCGCGGATGTCGCCGAGGTAGTGGTCGACGGTGGGGAAGTTGATGCTGTGACTCTCGATCGCCCGGGCCCAGTGGTTGGCGGCGCGGGTGACTTCGACGCCGGGTACGGCGTGGGCGCCCTGGCTGCTGCCGCCAGCTCCGCAGAACCAGTCCATGAGGGTCAGCACGGTGCCACCGCCTCGGCGGGGGCGAGGCCGATCTGATAGCCGAGCGCTTCGAAATACCGCTCCAGCGTCGCCACCGTGAGCTGCCGGCCAGCGGCGGCCTTGCGTTCGGTGATGCCGACGCTGAGGTGGCTGATGTAAAGGAGGGCGGCTAGGTCGGCGCGGGTGGCGTGCTGGCGGTGTCGGAACCCTGCCGAGTCGGACAGCGTCTCGGCGAGGGTGGCGATGACGACGCCGTGCCGGGTGATGACGATCTCGTGGTGGAGCGCCCGGGCGACGGCAGTGGCGTGGCCGATGTACGGGCTGGCGTGGCCGAGTTCCCAGCGTCGGAGGGCGCTGGTGGAGACGCCAGCGGCGGGGGCGAGCTGCTGCTGGTCGAGGTCGTTGTCTTGGCGGAGGTGGCGGAGCCGCTGGTGGAGGGGCAGCGTGATGGTGGTCATGCCGGCACCTCCAGCTGCTCGGGCAGCGGTTCGCCGTAGCCGGCCCACCGGAGCACCTGGGTGAGGTCGGCGAGGAGCATCCGCACGGGCACGATCGGCGCCTCGTCGTACAGGGCGACCGACGGCTCCATGAGCTGAGCGAGGACCGCGCTGGTGGTGTACGCCCACCAGCGGTGTGCGTTCGCGGCGCCGACGCCCTTGCGCTGGATGACGAGCACGCCGATGTCGGCGCTCGCGTTGGCGCGTTCCTTCTCGGTCTCGGCCATCCAGTCGGCGATCTGGTTGTCGCTGGCGGTGCGGGCGGCGTCGCCGCCTTTCACCTCCCAGCACACGCCGGGGGTGCCGGTGATGTCGCCGAGGTCGTGGACGCCGGCGAGGGCGCGGCGTTCGGCGTGCGGGTAGCCGTGGGTGCGGAGGGCGCGGACGACGGCGGTCTCCGCGGATGTCCCGATCGCTTTCGAGCGGCTCATGATTCGCGCCCCTGCCATCCGATGTGGTGGACGGCCCACGCCGCGAAGAGGGCGATGCCGGCGGCGCTGAGCGCCCGCTTGCGGCGGAGTTGGGCGGTGAGGGTGCCGCGGCTGGGTGCCCGCATGAGGGCGGCCGTCTCGATCGCGGTGAAGGTGGCGATGACGGCGGCGGCCCAGTAGGTCCAGGCGCGGGTGTAGGGGTCGAGCCCGGCCAGCGCGGGGAGGGGTGTGCTGGCCGGGGGCTGGGTGGCCGGGGCCCCACCCCCGATGGTGGGGGCCCCGGACGTCGTGGTGTGGGTCATGACGCGCCGCCGTTGACGGCGCGGGCCACGGCCAGCGCCTCATCGAAGCAGGCGCAGCGCTCGGCGTCGGCGCCGATCGTTCTCCCACAGAACGAGTGGACCCGCATCGTGCCGTGGTCCTCGTGACAGCCGTCACCGCAGGAGGGGCACTCGATGGCGTCCTCGTACGTCTCGTCGTCGAAGCTCTTGGCGGCCTTCTCCAGCCAGGCGGCCAAGGGCTCGCGCAGCTGGTCCGCGACGGGGCTGGACGCCGCGTGCGGCACGCCGCAGTGCTGGCACGGGCCCGGGTAGGAGAGGCTGCCGTGGGGCGGCTGGACGGGGAAGCGGTGGTCGCAGCGCAGACGCGCGGCGGCGGGGGCCAGCTCCTGGCGGGTGGTAAGCGTGGCGGGGGTGTTGGTGGTCATCTACGCCTCCAGCAGGCGGGTGGTGGCGGTCGGGGTGGGCTCGCCGTGCTGCTGGGTGGCGAGGAGGATGCCGGCGGCGATGAGGGCGATGCCGATGCCGGCGAGGAGGGCGAGGAGCCAGGGGGCGCCCCGTCGGGCGGCGGCCAGGATCTGGGGGAGGCAGTCGCAAGGTTCGAGGTCGTCGACTTCGGCGTGGAGTGCGTCGCGCAGGAGCGCCTCGTGGGCGGTGAGGTCGTGCATCACGCCCCCTTCCGGATGCTGCGGAGCTCGGGGTGGTCGGCGAGGAACCGCAGGAACAGTGCCTCGTTGTCGTGGACGGCGAGGTGGCCGACCATGCCGAGCCGTTCGGTTCGGCGGCGGGCGGCGGCAACCCGCTCGGCGCGGTTGCGCTCGCGGCGGGCCCGCGATGCCGGGGTGTGACGGCCGATGACGATGGCTGCGGCGGCGATGGCGAGGATGCACAGCGTCTGCGGGGTCACGGCGTCGCCTCCTGGGCGGCGGCGCGCATCTCCTCGATGACCTGCTCGGCGGTGCGATCGTCGGCGTCGTTCCAGTCGCCGATCTTCACGATCAGCGCCTCGCGGGTCATGTCCTCCGGCCTGGAGTTCGGGAAGAGGTGGGCGGAGAAGGCGCGCAGCGCGGCGAGGGATGCGGCGCGTCCGGCGAGCCAACGGGCGTGCTCGTCCAGGTCCTCGCCTTCGAAGCACGGGGCGCTGTTCTGCTCGTGCCAGTCGTCGGCTTCGATGCCGGAGGCGTTGGCGATGGCGCCGGCGGCGCAGTACCCGCCGTCCTCGTGGTTGACGAAGTCGCCCTTGATGTGCCCCCACTCGTCGATGTGCTGGGCGGCGCGCTGCAGGACGGCGCTGGTGTTGAGATCGAGCCCGATGATCGTGATGTCGGTCATGGGTGTGTCCTTGGGATTGCGTGGCGGGGCCGGTGAGGCCGGAGGTGGGCGGCCCGGGAGAGGGCGGCCAGGGTGCGGCGGGCGAGACGCGCGCGCCGCTTCAGGAAGGCGACCAAAGTGTGAGCTGCGGCGCGGGCGGCCGGACGGCACCAGATGCCGCCGACCAGCCCGGCCAGGAAAGACAGCCCGTGCAGGACGTGCACGGTCACGACGCAGCCATGTCCCGTTCGCTCGCCTCGCCGGGCTCGACCGCGTCGCCGGCCGAGGCCAGGTCGAGCAGGTCGATACCGAGGACGGACTCCAGCACGCTGGCCGCGGCGATGGCGGCGTTGGCGAGCTGGCGGGCCCACGCCGGGTCCGTGACCACGATGGTTTCGCCGCCGCCGAAGTCGATCGGTACGGCTACGGTCTTGCCGCTGCCGGCGATGTCGCCGGCCTTCGGCCAACCGAGCGTCGCCGTCGAGGTCGTCTGCCTGCTGGTCATGCGACCGCCCCCTGTGCTGTCTGCTGGGTCTCCTGCGCAGAGGCGGGCTCGACCGGCCACGCCCCCGAGATCACCGCGTCCGCGTTGCGCTTCTCGCCCGCCTTCGGGGAGCGCAGCCACTCCTGGTAGCTCGCCGCCTGCTCCGCCGCCCACCGCCGCTGCGACGCGAACAGGGTCGGCAGGTCCGTGGCGAGCTCGTCGAACAGGTGCCGCTCGTCCTGCCGGCCCGACTGGATGCGCGGCCGCTGCTCGGCCGGCATGTGGGCGATGGCGCCCATCCGCCAGGCGATGCGGGCGGCGATGAGCGCGTCGTAGCGGGCGCCGTGCGCGTCCTCGTCCCGCCACGGGATGCCGAACACCTGGGCGCACGTCTTGAGGGCGTGGGCGCCCTGGTCGGGGCTGACCCGGCGGCGCCACCGGTCCAGCCGCTTGGACAGGACGAGGGTGTCGATGACCGGGCCGTACTCGCCGGCCGCCCACTTAATCAGCGGAGGCTGGCCGTACCGGACCAGCTCGCGGTCGAGGACCGTGAGGTCAAAGCGGGCATTGTGGGCGACCAGCGGGATGCCCTCGTTCCACGCTGCGATGACCGCGCCCGCGATGCGCGGGATGGCTTCCTCCGCCGGCATCCCGTGCTCGCGCAGGTGCTCGGTGGTGTAGCCGTGGATCGCGGTCGCCTCGGCCGGCACCTCGACGCCCGGGTCCACCAGGAGCGGCGGCCGGTCGACCGGGTCGCTGCCGCCGCCGACGTAGCCGTGGTACGCCTCGACGATCCGGGCCTCTTCCGGGTTCGGGGAGGTGGTCTCCAGATCGAACGGAGCCATGCGCCCCAAATGCCAGCCCATCAGGCGCTCACCGACTCGGTCAGCTCGCCCGCGCGCAGCTTGGCCAGGAACGTGGACAGGTCCGCCGAAGTGGCGGATTCCGGGGCCAGCCCGCCCATGGTCTGCGCGAAGGCAACATTGAGCTCCGAAGTGGTGCCGGGCCAGGCGGCGACGATCTGCTGCCACACCGCGTCGGCGTCGGCGGACGGCGCCGGGGAGGGCTGCGGCGTGGGCTCGGCGGCCTTCAGCCGCTTGCCGATCGCCGTCATCTCCTCCGACTCCGCCGGGGTCGGCGAGATGCCCGCCGCGCCAGCCTCATCCCAGATCACCTTGAACTGGGCGAACGTGGTCGCCGCCCGGGCACGGACGAGGAAATCCTCCGCCGTCGGCTCCCCGCCGGCCGGGCGCGGCGCTTCGATGGCCGCCTGCTCGTTCCCCTCGACCGCCCGCCGGTCAGCGGCGGCGATCGCGGATCCGGTGCTCGTGCCCTCGCCGGCCAAGAGCTGCGCGGGCGTAACGGCCACGTCCAGCTTCGGCACCATGAAGCGGGCCACCTCGCCGGTCTCGCGGACGACCTGCTTCTCCTCCATCGCCAGCCACGCATCCACGTAGCCGCGCGTCGAGGCGAGGAACTGGGCCACCTCCGGCAGCTCGACGGCCGCGTAAAAACCGTGGCTGGTGAGCAGCCACACGCCCAGGCCCGGCACGTCGCGCAGCATCACGTTCAGCCGGGTGGTGATCTGGCAGACCCGCTTGTCGGGGTCGCACAGGCACGCCTGGTCGGACTTCTGCTCGGTGACGCCGTCGCAGCGGCGCACACACTTGGACCCCTTGTACTGCTCGTACCACTGGGTGACCGGTTCGCGCGGCGGGACGAGGACGGGCAGCCGGTCGGCGTCGGTGAACACCTCCCACTCGGCGGGCCCGCCGTTCGCAGGGGTCCACGCCTGGACGGTTCCGCCGTACAGTGCGGCGACCTCTTCCAACAGCGGCTTGCTCGCGGAGGTGAGGCGGAAGCGGTTGAGCTTCTCCGGCCGGAGGATCGGCTTGCCGGTCTTCTGGCTGATCTTGCCGGTGTCGATGACGCGGCCGATGCGGATCTCGCCGAGCTGCCGCATCCGGCGCTGAAGTTCGATGATGGGCATGGGCTAGGCCACCTCCAGGGCCTGACGGGCGGGAACAGGGAGAGCGGCGCCGACGACGGTCGCGGCCAACTCGGTGGACCACTCGGCCACCTGGATCGCGTGCAGGAACTTCGCGAACACCGCCGGCCCGCACTTGACCGGGTAGACGCGGTAGTCCTCGGGCCGCAGGTGCAGGACGACACCCTCGTCGTGGGTCTCCGGCATGGGCAGGCGGGTGCCGTCGCGCAACCAGCACACCTCGGCGTGCCGGTACGCGGACATCTGCATCCCGGCCTCGGGGTAGACGCCCTTGACCGTTCCATCTGAGAGGTGGACGTCCAGTTCGCCGCCGGTCTTCGTGTCACCGAGGCAGGCCCGGCCGCCGTGGATGTGCGGCGATCGGAGGATGTAGTCGAGGGTGCCGGCGTAGCCGTGCTCGTAGCTGCCGACGACCATCTCGGATGCCTCGAAGGTGACCTCGTACTCGTCGACGAACCGGAGGAAGTTGTCCAGGTAAGGGCGCATCTCCGGGTCGTCGAGGAGTTCCCTCGGCAGGGGCTCGTCGAGCACGTGCGCCTCGATGATGCGGTGCACGGCGCTGCCGACGTTGGCGCGCTCGTCCTTCTTGCGGGTGTGCGCCCGGCGGAGCCAGTCGTACGCCTCTTGGGTGTCGGCGGGGCGGCGGGAGGCGCGGACCAGCATGGGCAGGTTATCCATGGCCGTCTCGGCGACGAGGTTCGCGGACCAGAACGGCAGCGCCGGCTTGGGGACGCCCTTCGCCAGGATGGTGGTGACGCGGCGGAGCTTGGCGCCGGTGGTCGGGTCGGTGTACCAGCCCCGGGCCGGCTTGGGGATGCGGGCGGTGCCGATCGGGATGCCGCTGCCGGGGCAGGGCTGGCCGTTGGTCTTGTGCTTGCGGATGCGGCCGTCCTTGTTGACCGGTTCGGCGCTGCCGCAGGTCATGCAGACCGAGTGCATGCGGTCGTTGGTCACTGGTCGTCCTGTTCGTCGCGGTAGGCGCGCTCGTCGGCGTGGCTGAGCGGGGGCCCGCCCCGCCAGGTCGGCCGGGGCCGGGCCTGGGCGGGGAAGGCGTCGTACGGGTGCTCGTGCGGGTCGGCGAGGCTGGCGAGGTAGCCGGAGATCTCGTCCTCGGACGGCAGCCCGTCGAATTCGGGGGTGAAGGTGCTCACGGGCAGCCCTTCCAGCAGGCGGTGTTGGTGGCCGGGTTGATGTGGCCGTTCGGGCAGATCGAGGTGGAGGGGGTGCCGGGCGGCAGCCACGGCAGCGCGGGCTTCGGCTTCGCCATCACTCGCCGCCCTTCGCGTGGTCGCGCCACGAGAGGAGCTGGGCGAGCGGAGACCAGAGCCGCTCCACCTCGGCGGTCAGGAAGTCGGCGAAGCGCTGAGCCTCCTGCTCGTCGGTGAACGGCCCGAAGGGGACGCGCTGCTCAGTGAGCCGGACGATCCACATCAGCGGCCACCCCACTTGCGGGCCTTGACGGTGACCTCGGCGTCCGGGTCCACATCCACCTGGCGGGCCCGGCCGTGCGCGGTCACGTCCTGGAAGCGGACACCGCGGTCGCCGACCTTCGTGACCCGGACCGGCCGGCCGTCGGCCCAGTCGTCCTTGGTGACGACGTCGTCGTCGTGCAGGTCGCGAACCTTCATCGGGTCACCGCCACGGGGGCCTCGTCGTAGTCGGCCATCTGCTGCTCGCAGCGCGCCTGCTCCACGAGGTCCTCCACGTGCCGGTAGGCGTCGTGCTGCGTCTCGTCGGGGATGGGCGTCGGCGAGCTGTGCGCCATCTCGGCGGCGAGCGTCCGCATCGCCCAGCGGAGGGCGTCGGCGGTGCTGTCGGAGCGGCGGGCGGCCTCGGCGGCGATGATGCGCAGCGCCCGCTGCACCGGGTTGCCCTGGGCGGGCGGGGTGAGGCCGTCGGCGTCGAGGTCGAGCATCGCGCCGGCAACGAGCCGGGCCGCGGTCGCGGGCACCTCGTGGAGGGGCAGGCTCGGGCGGCCGACGCGGATGGCGGTCTGCAGGGCGCCGTCGAGGATGCCGCTGCCGAACTCGCCGGAGCGGGAGGCGGAGTGGCCGGCGAGCGCCGCGATGATCTGGTCGGCCGGGGCGGGCTCGGCCTGCCGCTGCGATCGCCACTCCCACCAGTCCTGGTCGGAGACGGCCGGCAGGTGCCGCTGGATCAGCCGGGCGGCGAGGCTCGGCAGCCAGGTCGCCTCGCCGGTGACGAACTTCGCGAGCGCGTTGCGGAGGTACGGCGGCAGCTCGTCCAGGTATGTCAGCAGCGTGAGCGCCTGCCGGTCGCGCGGGTTGATGTGGGTGACGCGGTGGCCGTTGAGCCGGTGGAGGGCGTCGGCGGCGTCGAGGATGTCGGTGCTCGACAACACGGTGGTGCTGGTGTCGGTGTGGTCTGCGAGAATGGTCACGATCTCGTCCTTCGCTCGAGTAGGGATGCGATCGGCGGGGCTCGGCCGGTGACAGCGGTCGGGCCTCGCGGCTTTCATGGGGTGGGTTTGTGCACGCGGGGCCGGGTGGCGATGTACTTCTGGATGGCGGACAGCGGCACCCGCAGGTGGGTTCGCGTGCTGCCGGGCCGGGCCACGTCGATCGCCTCAAGATCACCGTCGGTGATGAGCGCGTAGACGGTGACGGGGCCAAGGCGGAGCTGCTTGGCGGCCTCGGGGATGGTGAACAGCAGGGTGAACTGCTCGGCCGCTGCCTGCGTGCGGGTCATGAGGCGACCTGCTGCTCGTCGAGGTCGTTGTGGAACAGGGCGTCGATCTCCTTGCGGAGCTCCTCGGAGCCGAACACGCGGAGCAGGCCGATGACGTAGGGGCCGCTCAGCTCGCGGGTGACGCCGGTGAGGACGCGGTTGTGGATGGAGACGTGCACGCCGATGGCGCGGGCCTGGGCGGTCTGGGTCTTCAGTCCGAGCTTGGCGGCCCGGTCTTCGAACTCGTCGAGGCGCATCTTGACGGGTTGCGCCATGGGTCCTCCTAGTTGAAGCGCGAACTTTCGCTTTGGAGAGAAGCTGTGCCTGGAATCTAGCTTTCTCTTAGGCGCAAAGCAATAGATGCGACAAGATTCTTTGCGCTCCAAATCAGGGCTTTCACGTGGGTAAACCTGGGCAGTCAGGGTTCGGTGCCCTCGGGGGCCATGTTGCTCAAAGTGATCAGCGCGATATCATCATTGCTCGTGGGCAAAACAGCAGGTCAGCTAGGCGCATGGCTGCGCCGGGAGCTGACGCGACGCGGCTACGACCTCGCCAAGGGCGGGCAGTCGCAATTTGCGCGCGAGGCGGACGTGCACGTCTCGATCATCAACCGGGTCCTCAACAAGGGCCAAGGTGTCGAGATCGACGTCCTACGTCGGATCGGGAAGCCGCTCGGCTACAACGTCGGCGAGATGCTGGTGCTCGCCGGCTCGGCCGAGCGCGACGAGCTCCCCATCCGCCCTTCCGAGGAGCTGGAGAACGCACCCCAGCCCGAGCCGGAACCCGACACCAATCCGTACAGCGATCCGTACGAGCGCCAGATCTGGGAGATGGACGGCCTGTCGCCGTTCGTCCGCGAGTCGCTGATCGTTGCTCTGCACAGCGCGGTCCGTTTCGAGCAGCAGAAGGACGAGCGTCCGGACGCGGAGGTGCGCCAGTTCCGCCGGCCGTCATGACGACGGCGGGACGGCCTAGCCGCCCCGCCGCATTACGTGACTGTCTGTAACTACGCTCAACATGATCGTTTCCATGCGTCAGCCGTGCGTCATGAGCGGTGAATGCCGACGAAGACCGTCGAAGACCGTCGAAGCGTTTTCCCAGGTGAAAGCATCGCCCAGTGGTTCTGAACTGGGCGTTTGCCTTCGTTCGGGACGAAGAGGTCGTGGGTTCAAATCCCGCCACCCCGAC